AGATGAGATTATTTGATCTTTTCTACTTTGCCGCCAACTTGACGCGCCAAGGCGGCCGCTTTCTTTCGAGTAACGAATTTCCGAGCCCCAAAAGGAGCCGTGCAAAACCATAGTTTTGATTTTTTCCTATCCTTGTATATTCCGAACATAATCTCCCTCCTTGCCCTCGCGGGCGCCCTCGTTTGTTTCTCTTCAACTACATATATTATAACCTATAATTCCTCGCATGTCAAGAAGTTTTTTAACGTTGTATATCGTTTAATTGCAAGGAGTTACGTACTATCCCTCAAAATAATTAGGGATATCGTAGAATGATTTTGTGTAAAAGGTGCCCGCCCCGGTGGGCTATCCGGAGCGGGCTGGGGAGGAAGTCGCCGGGGGAGGGATAGGCCCGGCGACGTGGGGAAAACTATTTATGCCGCAGCCGCCTCAACAGGGCGAGCAGCGGGAACTTGATGTTTATACCCTTAGCCCGCTCCCGCGCGTGCTGCGCGTCAAACGCGGCCCCGCGCTGGGCCTCCTGTCGCCCTAACGCGGCGGGGTCTGGCGCGACGGGTTGTTTAGATTGGCCGAACGTCATGGTGCCTTTCGATTTGCTACTGCCGTTTCGTGCATCTCTATCAAAAAAGCTGTCTGTGCCGCTGCCTTAGCGGCTTCCAGTTCAACTTCGGATAGACCGCTCGTATGCCCGCGCAATCGCGCAACGATTCGAGATAGAAAGACAAAAATCCCGCCCGCGGCTGCGCTTAACGTAACGATATTGTTGAGTAAGCTTTCATCATCTGATTGTCCCCAGGGCACAAGATCGGGTTTCATGGTGCGAATCACGCCGACGATCATCAAGATAAACACGGCGACCCCGGCCTGATTCTGAGTAGTCTTGGATTGCCAAAACGGTTTCATTTTCCTAATCTCCTTTTCCAGCCGGCGCTTGTTGCGCCAGGTTTTCCACACAAGTTTTACAATCTGCCAGCGCGTCATGCCACGGGTTTCCACCAATTGAGCGCGAACAGGATCACCGCCGCACCGACTTGTTTTGATTCTGCGTGCGGATCGTAACGCCCATCCGCAATGTATTTCCCGACGCCCTCGCCATGGTTTGATCCACGCCATAGATAGGGTGAGTTCATACCGCGGTTGCAATAGCCCATGCCGTTCCACGCCTCGATATCGCCCAACGTGCGCAATGCCCGGTGCCGTAATGCTTCGTCCGTGCTATGCTGCCAGTCGCGCCACGGGCCTTTACCCTCGGGGTGTAAGGTGGTTTCCAGATTCCACGGCTCGCCGTTCAGGATCTGCCTATTAAAATTGCAGGCGCATTCCATGAAATGAATCACGCCGACGAACTCCCATGGCGCTGGGAATCCCGAGTATCGAACGGCTCCTTTCCGCACCAACGCGGCGGCGGCGACTACGCGCTCCTGCCAGTCCGGTAAAATCTCGATGCTATCCCACAATGTGCGATAGTAGGCGGGCGTTCTCATCGCTGTGCGCTTCCCTCCAGCCGCCCGATACTGTGTGCAATTTCAGTAAGTTGCGCAGTCATCGCGTCCATCCTGCTATTGAACCGATCCCAAATTTCAGCCTCAGTTCGCTCGCGTTTCGCCGCACAATCGTTATGTCGATCTTCCATCGAACAGAGCCTCGTTGTATGATCTTGCAGCGTCGTGTCCGCACCCCGGGTCCATTTGAAGAGCCAACCACCTATCCCCAATGCAACTGAAATCGCCGCACCAAAAAGCACATCCAAAAAATGATTAGTCATGTATCCGCATTCTCCAGAGTGACTACGCACTCGTAAATCTCGCCAATGTCAATATCATACAATGGGGTATTTTTCATCTGCGCTTCGGTGCGTGTCCAGCTGAAGCGCGGCCCGCCCGTGGCCCCGTATTTGGTTCGGTCCCCCATAGCGCAATAATAGAGATTGTCCTCGACCATGCCTGAATATACGTATGGTTCCCCGGTCGCCGGGTTTAAGTAGTAGCCCTGAGCGAGGATGGCGGCGATAGCCGTGCGCATCTGGGTGAGGTTGCGCGTGACGAACTGGACCGCGATTAGCGCATCGTCATCGGGATAGTCGCCGATGCTGGCCTTGGTGGCGGGGGAATAGGCATAGAACTCGATAGGGGCCATCAATGGCTCAATGGTCGATCCCACGGCGGGGATAAACTTTTGCACCCTATCATTGTCTTGTTCAGTAACGTAAATGCTACCATCGGCTATAGCAATGATCCCATATGGGCCATCCAGTTGTCCGTTACCACTCCCCGAAGACCCGATAGTTTCAAGCGGCACACCGTTTAAATCATACTTATTTATCACATCATCGGCCCGGAAAGAGCAAAAGATCAGCCCGTCTAAACTACAAATATGCCAATCGCCAGTCCCTGCGGCCCACGTTGTTAGGTATCCCCCGGTAGTCGTAAACTTGCGGACTTTGCCCTCAACAATGACGAATAGAAAGTCGCCCTCTAATGCTATTCCGTAGGGATAATCATAGACCCCGTCACCGCTGTGCACGATACTAAATTGATTCTGATAAACCCCCGACGTATTAAAAATCTGGACTCGTTTATTTATTTGATCCGAGGCGTATACGTAACCGCCGCCGACCACAATTCCGTAAACGCCGTTGAACTTACCGTTACCTGTGCCTGAGCCACCCCAAGATGTTTGAAGTGCTCCAGCAATATTGTATTTTCTTATATAGTTCCCTGCCCCGACGTAAATATAATCTGATGAATCAATGGCAATAGACGTTGGTTGATAGAGCGTATCCCATGAAGTTATGAATGTTCCCGTTGCGGTAAATTTTCTGACGGTGTATCCGCTCCCATCTAATACATAAACGTATCCCGATGAATCAATGGCAATCCCACCGGGATCGGCTTGATCCCATTTCAAGCTATACCCGTATGTCCCCCAATAATCCCCGACATTAACGGTCGCCAAGACGTTGATCCGCCGCATGAGCTCGCACAGGTCTTTGCCGTATGCAGGGTTGCTTTTGTATGGGTTTGTCATGCGCCGGTATACTCCACCCACAGGCCCGCGTGGACGTGATCCACCCGCGCAAAATTCGCGCTTGAACCGCTTGAGTTGGCTGCACCCACTGCAAGCACGCCAGTACCTGCAACGGGAATTACGATCTCGCCAATCTCATCGTCGGTGTAGTCTTCTGCCGTGGTGATCGCATCCGTTACGTCGCTGAGCAGTGCGCCAACCTGCCAATTTGCGCCATCGTAATGTTCTATGCGGCTTTCCGCATTTACCAGCAGATCGCCTTCCCGCTCCACTGCGGGATCAATCCGTGGTACGCCCGTAATAGAGCCGGATACCAATGCGGCGTTGACGTTTCGCGTGTGGTCCCGCGTTTCCTGCGCACCGATCCGGCGACCGAGCGTTTCAATAACGCTGCGCATATCTTTGTGCCGCCGCGCAAACTCAAACGTCGCATCAAGCGGGTTGTCGAGCCGCCGCGTAATACCGATCACGGTCTGCTGGGTTATAATGCCGAGATCCGCATCTTCAATGTTAGCCAAGCAACCCAACGTAATCGGCTGGCCTAACCCGAGCGAATAGAGGTCTGCCGCTGAAACGGAATACTCCAACGGGGGTACGCTCGTAACCAGGATCAGTTCATCTGCATACGCCCCCACCGTCCCGCTATCGGCCCCCTCGACGGTGATCCGTTTAATGATAAGCCCATAGGTAGCAACATTGGCTTCCCGCATGGCGACAGGCCGCTGGCCATAGCCCAGCCCTTCCCCGTACACGTATAGGCGTGTAGCCATTTCGTCTTGGTTGCACTGCCGTTTCAAGCTGCGCAGGTTGTATCCGAGTTTGATGTCTATTGCCTTGGCCGAACCGAGCCGCTCTTTCCACACAAATTGCCGCGATGGCGTAACGGTGAACTGGCCCTTTTGCCCGGATAGCCGCCAAAGTTCTTGTAGACATTCCAATAACGGCTTCCCCTGAAAACTAACCTGCAACCCGGCGTAGGCGATTCCCTCATAGATCTCACCGATACTGAACGCGCGATCTGATTCCTGGAATTGAGTAAGCAGATTAGCCACGATCATGCCGATGCTATTCTGCGACCAAAAGGTCGTAACATATTCGTCTTGCAATTGGGCTAATAGCGCCTTGGCTGTGACTTGCACCGTGATCCCGTTGCCGTCCCGCTGAACATCGGGAACCACGGGCGTCAATGCAAATACCTGTTGGAGATCGCCAAACTGATCGTAAAGGCTGAGCATGTTTGGGCGCACTAGATATTCCGCCAGATCCGCAGCGGCAGGATAGTCAAACGTCAATACGTCCGGCTCATTGATCCGTTGTGTCCAAGTCGCTGAACGCCAGTAGGGTAGCACCCCATAGTCATCAAGCCGGATCTGGTAATAGCCCGCCGTCCCGCCACGCAATACCGTCTCAGCGGATTGCTGATCGGATAGGGACGGATATAACACCGCTGTTGCGCCATCCGTACCGCCCTGGTACGGATACCGGGGGGAGCCGAGAATAGCATCTGCCTCGGCCCGTGTAAGGCCCGCGCCCATGTACGTAGCCAAGCCGTCCAGATAATCCTGCCAGTTAGTGACGGTCTGGACGTCCGGCTGTCCGAGCCGGTAGTGGCCAAGCGTTTTGTTGCCGAGCCTCATTTGGGTTTAGGATCTTTCTTTTCCGGTTCCGGCTCGACGAGTGGTTTCGGAACATCCGCAGTAGCGATCTTCGCTTCAATCGCCACCTTTTCTTCGGGCGTCTCGGCCTGGTCGATCCGGTAGAGATCGCGTTGGATACCACGCCAGCCCGCGACCTGTGCAGCGGTATAGGCGAGCCGCTCTTCATGGGTTTCCAGCTTCTTGAATTCCGTCATGTCGATCATGATTGTGTCCTTTTATGCGTGTCCCATTTTGACGGCATAATCAGCCCCCGAGTCTACCCACATGCCGCCGCCCGCACCCGTGTTGGAGGTTGCCAGGTTCGGCATTTTCACGGCCGCATTATTGATTGTGGCGACCCCCGTAGCGGCACCTACAGTCCATGCCACACACAAAGCTCCTTCAATAATCGTGGTTGGCGTGGCAAGGAAATTAAAGGTGCCGGTTGCACCGTCCAGATCGTTACCGCTGATGAGCACATCCCCGTCCACAATTAAATTGTCATTGCCGGGATTGCTGTCGCCGCCGACGTGCAGGCCGAGTCCGGCAACGACGTTGCCCGAAAACACCCCGTCGCCCATTTCAACCAGCGAGATATTGTCCCAGTCAGTGTACCCTCCCGAATCGCCGACATTTGCCATCCACACGTCCATATCTATGTATGCCGTTGCGCTTATAGCAGTAAAATAGGCCGTGACTGTGCCGGGACTAATGTAGTCTGCAAGATAATCTTCACTATTCCACGGCAGACTGCCAATGTGGAAAGAGGCATGGTTAATCCCGCCTCCGTTGCCCACGTATGTATAAATAACTTTATACCGTTTCCCTACTACAAGACTTACAACTTGATGAAGCCGCGCCACCGTAGATGCCGATGCGGATTTCGTTATCCTTAGATGGCCCGAATCGAGGCTGGCTACGCCGTCAATAGCCGTCCACCCCGTCGTGCTGCTACCGTCGCCGTTAATTACTTTCTCTGCGCTGTTCGCTGCCGCCAGCGTTCCGGCCAAACTAACGCCGCCAGAAAATGTACCAGTGGTCCCGGCGACGGTGTTCGGCGTCACGGCCCCCACGGTCCCGTTTAGCGGACCAGAGAAACCCGTGGCTGTGAGTAGGCCGGTAGACGGGTTGAAAAACAGTTTGCTATCTGCAACTTTCGCCGCATAATTCCCGTCTTTAGTGGCTGTGAACAGCAGGAAAAACGAGGCATTCGTTGCTACATCGTTGACGTTGTTGACGGGCACCGTGATCGCCGCACTGCCGTCGAAATTCACGCCGTTGATCGCGCGGGTTGTTGCGAGTGCGGTCGCCTTTGCCGCTGGAGTAGTCCCATCCTCAAGGTTATTGATCGCCGTCCGCATGGCCGTCACGTGCGCCGCAAAAAAGTCCTGGCATACCGTATCACCCGCCAAGTGTGCCGCCGCACTGGTCCCATTCGCCCCTCGCCCACCCGTGCATGTGAGCGTTACTGTGGTCCGGCTTGCCACAAGGATCTGCTCGAACCCGATGCGGACGTAGAAATTCGTGGTGCTCATATTCGCGCCGGGATCGCTCGCTAGTACGATAGTTTCAACGGTATTGTTGATCGCCGCATTTAGCGTTGATGCGCCACCCGGCCAGTCAATAATGCCTTTCCAGGTAGTAGCCATCAGAGGAATCTCCCCCGGTAAGACCAGCTTAATGTGCCGCCTGCGCACCCGATGACAACCAGTCGCGCTGCCGCGCCGCCCGTAAACGTCAACCAGTTAGTTGTGACTTTGCCGATAACTTCAGTGTACGTCGTCCCGTCTACACTCGCGTAGGACCGCCGGGTATCGCAGTCGAATTTGACATAGGTTTCATCCGGGACGCTATCAACGTAATCGAGGTAAGCGCCCGTGACATAGTTCCAAATCTCCAGCCCGTCCGCAGCGATTTCCGCCGCTGTATTACGCAATATCAAAATGGGTGCAACTATGGTGTTCCCGGCAATGACGCCGCTGGCCTCAATAGGGCCAGGCACCCATATTGTCTGCGGGTTAATCGTGATTGCCACATTGCCCGTGCTCGGCGAAGTGGCTAACATATTGGGTTGGGCCAAAAACCGGATCGTAGTTTCCAGCGTACACGTGTTTAGGACGGGCATACGGAGCGCTTTGCCGTCCCACCGGGCGTTCCAGTGGCGATCCGTGTACCAGTAGGAGAGCGTCACGTCAACGGTTGTGGTCAAGGCCGTGTTGATCAAGTCGAGCGCCGTCTGTAACGCACCTGCCGTGGCCGCCGCGATCCGCACCGGGAATGTAATCTCGACCGGCTCACATTCACCCTGTTCGTACCAGACCTTATCTGCTGCTGGTAAGCCGATGGGCCGGACAGGTTTTGACGTTGCACCGGGTAGCTCGAAATTGTCGAGTACCGTGACGCCGAGCGTCCCAAAATCCACATTGTTGAATGTGAAACTCATTATGCCGTCCCCGCAAATGCGAGCGTAATCGTCTGCGCTATTTTCTGGCTGATGCGGTCAATATCCGCCTCTTCGCGGATCGTTACATCGCGGATCTCAATTTTAAACGTGTTATTCTGTATCGTGCCTGCCGCCGCCGTTACCGTTCCTCCGCCCGCAAATCTAGGGACGTTTTTAAGATTTAGCTCACCGGCATCGCTCTTTAAAATCCCGCCTTTTTGCGATTTAATGATCTCCCATTCGAGATCGCCGCCCCGATACATGCCTTCACCTTTTTCACCCGTGACTTTATCATCGCGCTGAAATAGTCCGGTCATCGGGAACGTGCCCCAGAACACGTCCATCTTGGCTTGCGCGGTTTCATCAACGCTTAGTAGGCCTCCCACCATGGCTTTATTCAACATGGTTTGAAATTCTTTACGTGATTTTTTAAGTTGCTTTTTCTGCTTGCGGCTCAGCACCAACCCGCCGGATGCGAACGCGCCCACATATTCGGCTTCGGTTTCTTCGGCTGTCTTGATCTCGGTGCCGGGCGGGACCGCGAACAGGCCGGGGCCGCCCATGCCTAGAATCGCCATATCGCCTTCGGGCGTCTCCGCTTCTTCCGGACCTTCTTCGCCCGCCTCGATGACGACCTTCTCGCCTTTGCCCCCCACAGTACCGCCGCGGGCAAACGCCGCAGGCTCCTCCATCGACCCGCCGCCGAACCAACCTTTGACCGTGTCCCACAGGTTTTGCCAGAACCCGCCGATCATCGAGGTAGCGGTTCCTTCTGCGGTTACAATCGCATTAGCCGAATCCGTGTAAGCAGCCTGCCTTCCTATTGCTGCTTCCTGAAACGCGGCCAACATAGTTTGTGCGCCGACGACCATCATGTCCGTTACAGATGTATCGGCTTCCATTTCCGCAGTCGCAAGCCACTCAAAGAGCGATTGTTTTTCGACGCCCGCGCTTTGTTCCGCCGCCGCCCGTATTCCCAATTCACCGAGGATCGACGCGGTTTGCGCTTCATCCGCCTGCAAGAGCGCCATGAGTTTGTCTTCAGATAGTCCCATCGACGCAACCGCAGCCGCTTCCTCCGCCGATAACCATTCATTCAGCGATAGGTTCCGCGCCTGCGCATATTGCTGGTCGCTGGCCGCCTTGCCGGTGTTGACGTAAATCTGCGTGCGCAAGGTTTCATCGAGGCTTGCCTGTTCCTGTTCAGCCATATATGCAAGCCGCTGGCTGTAGTCCATTTCCTTCATTGCGTTTTCATCGAGCACTACGCCTTTGGCCCGGAGGGATTCGACATACTGCTGTTCTTGTCCGTCGAGCCGGGCGGATGATTCGGAAAGCTGGTTAAATGATTCCGCGACTTTGCCCGCAATGTATACGACGCCCGTCAGCGCAGCCGCGATTGCCGCGATACCGATTATCCAGGGAGCCGCCGCGAGCGCTGCACCGGCCAAGCCAAGGCCACCGACCGCAGTTGTGGCCACCCCCGCCGCCGCGCCGATACCGCCTATAACCGTACTCAAACCGCCGAATAGAGCGATTAGAGGCTGGACTATCAGGAGTAGCGGTCCAAGCACCACGGCCAGTCCGCCCACAATGGCAGTTCCTTTTACGATGATATCGAACAACGTCGTGTGTTCTTTCGCAAACTGAACCACCCACATAATCCCATCGCGCAACCATTTAGCCAAGTCGGTGATCATAGGAATCAAGGCTTCTGCGAGCTCGGCTACTACTGGCATCATACTATTTTTGAGTTTCGTCATTTCATCGCCGAACTTTTCGCCCGCGACAATAGCTTCCTGGTCCATAACTAACCCCAGGTCACGGGCCTCTTGCCGGAGGCCGGCGATCCCCGCCGCGCCTTCTGCCATAAGCGGCTTCAGCGCCAGCGCCCCGCGCCCGAAAATATCTTGAGCGATAGCCGTCTGCTCCATGGCGTCGGGGACGCCGGCCAGGGCCGCCATGATCGTCTCAAAGGCTTCCTCGGGTTTCATGGCTTTGAGCGATTCGACGTTCAGCCCGAGCCTTTGGAATGCCCCGCTTGACCCCGCCGCGCCCTGCTGGATCTCGTTTGCCAGATCTGAGATTTTGTTTTGCTGGTCGAATATCTGCTCCGATGACGCCTTACCGCTGGCCGTCATCATATCCAGCTTTTCAACTGCGCGGACATATTCAGTGTTGAGGTTTTCGAGATCGGCCTGACTCTTAGCGCTTGCCGTCCCCGCCGTGTCCAGGTTGTTCGCCATAAATTTGACGGCATTGGTTACGTCATCGATTGTGGCGCTGGACTGCTCCGCCGCAAACTTCCATTCTTGTACCGCATCCGTCCCCATGCCGGTTTTTTTAGCTGCGGTATCTATGGTTTCGGCATAGTCGGAAAAGCCCTTGACGCACGTCCCGAGCGCGCCTGTGACGGTTGCGCCGAATGCCGTAACGCCAAGGCCGACTTTAGTTATCGTCTGCCCGATGCTGGCCGTACTCTTGTCGAGCCCGGCCATATCACCTTTGAAATAGAGAATGGCGTCGCCAAGTGAGATAGCCATTTTTAAGTCCCCCGCTGACGATAGTTACGCCAGGCTTTGCGCAACGGCTCATAACATTCGGCAATGAAATCCGCTTGATGGGCTTTTGTCTCGCTGAAGTCGTGGTGCCTGAAAACGAAAAGGCAGTTGTTTATATCGCCCGAAAGGGCCTCTGTTGCCCTATAAGTGTGTCCCCTATCGTGCATAAGGAATTCATCTGTTTCATGCAGTAGTACATTCAGGACTTCGCGCCACTCTTCGTAGTCAAGGGAAACCACGACCCTTCCGTTCCCCTTGCCCGAAACATGGACTGTTGTTCCGCCTAATTCTGTGCGCCCATATAGGTCAACGTTCCGCCAGCCCAGCGGCCATGTGCCTATGTAGATCTGTTTTGGCTTACTCGCCACGGATCACCTCAACCTCGCCGGCCAATGTTGCGCGGTCCCAATCGGTAGATGACGATTCCCAGCCACCGCGACTCTTGCCGTAATATGCGGATGCTTGCTGTTTGTACCGTTCATTGAGCCGATCGATATACATCTGTACCTGTTGTTGTGTAAACCGCGTTCGGATCGTTACATGATCCCATCCATATTCCGCTGCCAGAATTTCAAACGCCGCGCTTAACCCGTGCCGTTTTATGCTTCGAGCATGAGATTGCGCAGGCGCTTCATAGGGTTTTCAAGTTGGAAGATCATCTCAAATGCCGCAACAATCTGTTGTGCCGTCGCCTGTGCTAGCGCTTCCGCAGTCAATATGGTAGGACTGTGCTCTCCGAGTAGATCACGCACCATGAGTAGATCGCAGGCCGCGCCCGACGCCATAGCGTTGTCGAGCGCCGTTAGCCGATCTTCATCCGGCGTCTTCGTGTCGGCGAGTACTTTCCCGAGCGTAAGGTTCTTGCACGCCTGCGCATACCACGCGCTGCGCACACGTTTAGTCCATTGCACGCTCGACTCGATATTTAGCGCCTTGACCGCGATTGTGCCGGCACCGATCTTTAGCTGTACCGCCCCGTCCTCAATCAATACATTAGTATCGTTCATTTAGCCCGTCCTTCTATATCGAGCGGCCACCACAATGGAGCCGCCTCTGGATTTTCTACGGGCGGATTTTCTACGGCGGCTCGCATAAGTATTGTGTTGCCGCGTTTTTCACCCGTGATCGTCATCGTTACTACATCGCTTATTTCACCCGTCATCTTGTGACATTCCGGGCATTCCAAGCCACCATTTATAGAGTCTGCCGGAATTACAGCGTCCCATTCATGATGACAAACTACGCATGAAGCAAGGCCGAATGTAAATCGCCCGAGTATGGCGGCCATATATCGCCTCCATTTTAGTAGGGGGCGGCGAGCGAACCCGCCGCCCCGCCCTCGCTCAGATTGGTCAGCTTGTGGCTGCGGTTTTGTACTCGTATTTTTTGGAGCACCGGTAGTCGTTAGTACTATCGGCGAATACTTCCCACGTAATGTCAATCGTATTGGGTTCGCCGCTCTTGTAGCTCTGTTCGTAATCGTGTTTGCGCTTGCACTTGAAGAAATGTTCAAGCTTTTTCCAGCCGCCCGCATTGTTTTGTGTAACCGCAAGGATCGTGTAGATCGATGCATCGATGTCCGCGGGCAATGGCTGCAAGAGCGATTCCTGTCCGGACTGGCCCGCGCCCGCCGGAATCACATCTAGCAATTCACGCGCAGCCGTGATGCCGATGTTGTGCGCATCGAGGTCAGACTCTTCGATGGTATAGGTCATTTGGTCGATACCGACCTTGAGTGTGGTTGAACCAGTGGGGTGTGGGGCAAATGCATCCTCGTGCGGTTTCGTGGTGTGTATCCGCTTGACCTTGTAATCGCCAACGATGTCTGGCAGTTCTGTCCAAGTCCGGCCAGTCGTGGTGTGCGATGGGGCCAGCGTACCGCCGCCCGTAATAAGCGCATCATCGATTTCAATCAATGTCATCGGCGTGTTGGCATACGTTCCGCCAAACGTGATTATTACGGGGTTTGTCGAAAACGGCCCGCCAGTGACGGTAAGATCTGCGGCATCAAGATTGTCAAGCGCGGCTAGCGCGGCTTTGATTGCCGCAGCGTCTGCATCGAACGCAATCGCTGCGGTGGTCTCGCTTGATGCATCCGCATAGATAACTTCAATAGTTGCCGTGCCGCCTGATACAGTCCCGGTTTTGGTAATGGTCTGGACGTCATTGTTTGTCAGCGTGATTGTGCTTCCGGTCAACGCGGGCAACGACGTAGTTTCTACCGCAATATAGATTTTTGCACCGCCACTTACGCGGTTTGCCACTGTGTCCGACATGGTGTTTCTCCTTTACATTTACGCCGCTGGGCGCATTGTTACCCGCCAAAAAATCAACACGTACGGCCAGCCCGTGTCCGGGTCTTTCAGTGGTTGGCCGATACTTTCCTGAGTGGCGGACATAATCGTCCCGCCAGATAAGACTTTGGTGTCGAGCTTAAACAGTAAGTCGTATAGCGCCCGCTCGACTAAGGTCGCTTGGACATGGCTGGTCGTGCCGCCGAAACATTTGATTTGGTAACTGACCGCGTGCTCTTGAACGGCGGAGTTAGGTTTACCCCCACGCCGGAATACCTCAAGCACCGCCAATGCGCCTGCGTGGTGGGCGGCTAAGTAACCCCCTGGAGCTTCCGGCGCATAGACGCGCGTGCCGCAGAGTGTGTAGAGCGCCGTCCCCGCTGTTTTGAGGAAGCCGGTAAATACGGTATCGAGGTCTATCATGCGGACCCCTCCAACTTGTCAACAAGCCCGTTGACGGCGCGTTCAAAGCCGGGTGAGATGTACGGACGTGCGGACATTTTTACTGTGCCGACTTCGAGAAATCCGCCATAACCGGATTGCGTATAAATGCGGAACCCCATATGGCCCTTTGCGGGCATCCCCTCATTGCCGCCTGCACTACCTGTTTCGGCAAACGTCCCAACTTTGCCTTCAGCGTCGGCGAAATCAGCTGAAATACTTTTCCGGTTTGTGCCGGTTTTCCAAGGGCTTTGTTCTTTCGAGTATTCAACTGCGACTTCGCACGTCTCTTTGATATGGCCGCCGAGCTTCTTTTTGAACGTGTCCATAGCCCGCCGGACCTGCTCAGGATCAAACTTGAAGCCCATCAGCCCACCCCCCCACTCGGTAGCGCCTGGAGCCGGAGCGTGATGCAGGTAGGGCCATATAGGGGGCCGCCCTGAACGGAGTAGACCTCTGGCGCAGGTAGCGTGTAGCCAAGTTTCGTAATCAGTTTGATACGGCTCACGGACGTGACGATCGTTGTGATCGGGACGCGCACCACGGCGTCATTCAGCGGGGCTTGGCTGCCAAGCGCTTCGCGTGCGCCCGCTGCCCTGAACCCACAAGCGATAGCTGTCGCCCAAGAGACCGTCTCTGTGGCATATGCGCCGGATGTAGAAACCATTACCGTTCCAAGTTGGCAGGTGTCCAGCATAGTTTCCGCAGCCGTTGTACGAAGCGCGGTGATCTCTGCGGTTCCCATGGCGTTCATTAGTTATGGTCATCCTGGTCTTCAATCGGTGCGCCGCTTGACACTTCAACCCGCAGACCTTCTTCAGTCTTCGCGTACTCTCTCCGCACCATACCGATAGCCCGGATCGCGCCACGGCTGCGGTAGATAGATGCCATTTGCATGTATTGTTCAAAGACCTGTTGGCGGTTGTACGTTGCGCCGTCCGCGCTAAATGTATAGTTGGGCGCGAGCGCCGCGGCTTTCTCTTCCCATATCTCACCGGCGGCCTGGTTCAGATCATAGGTGGCAATCCAATTGTCATTAGTGGAACTTGTCGGGGGTGTAGTTGAATAATCCCATTCGAGCGGGTCAACGCCTTGTGCATCCGTTAGCGGGAAACGCTCGATTGCGGCAGAAATCAGCGCGTCCGTGTACGTCACCGTACTCGGCTCGTTGACCATCCGCCGCAACCGGGCGATCTCTACCGCGGAAGCTGCCATTTATGCAGTCGCTGCTGTGCGGATATACTCGACAAATAGTGTGGCTTTCATGCCAACGGTCGTTGCCGAACCTTTCGCCGTAATGTAGCCGTCGTGCGGCCACAAGGCTGGCGTAGTCGCCAACTCGGTTTTAGTAGCGACAACGTGGGCGTTCCCGTTGTAGCATTTGCCGGTCGTACTCGCCGCAGCGAGCGCATTGATAATGTCCGTGCCTTCCGTTGCTCCCGTTGCCGCAACGCCGATTGTCAAATTTGCCGCAGCGGTTGATGCTGTCCGAAAGAGCAACCAGGATCGCGTGATAAACAGATCCACGCCTTCCGGGTTGAGTACATTCATCAGCGTGCCGGCGACGGTAGATTCCACGCCGTCAAAGTCAATGGCGAAGAAGCCGCTGCCTTCTGTTCTAATAGTTCCAACCTGAGCCATGTGTATGGCCTCCTTTCAGAATGCGGGGGAGCCGAGCCGCACCCGGCCCCACCGCTGGTTTTTGTTTACGAACTAGTTACTACTGCCGTTCCGGCCGCATTGGTCGTACCCGAAGACGGAATGTATACATAGACCATGCCCGTATTGGCGTGGTCCCAATCCGTTGCGCCAAGCTTAAAGCAGTTAATTAGCGCAATACGTTTGTAGTTGTAGTCAACTGCGCCGAACACGAAAGCTGTTGCAATAGTCTGCGGTCCCATGTTCCAGAACTCGCAGTCTTTGAACACGAGCATCCGGTCAATGCCTGTTGCTCCAAGCGATTCCACAAAACCAACGCTAGTACTGTTTGCATAGGCATTAAAGATGCAGTTCTCGAAGCGCGTCCGGTTCATGCCGCCCGATCCGTGGATCACGAGTCCCATGCAGCCGGTCGCTTCCGCGATAGTGTCAAGACCGATTACGCAATCCTTGAATAGACACTCGCTTGCGCCTTGAAGGTACAGACTGCATCCGGTGTCGAGAGCGCTGGATTCCGTAGCATTACCGCAAAACTCGACGCTCTCAAAACGGTTTCGGATGCCCGTCACCTTGACACAAATCAAACTGCCTGTATCATCAGCTTGCTCATGGACGATGCGCAGATTTTTAAACGTACAGCCATACCCGGATACGGTAATGAATGGCGATAGATCGTCTGTACCGGAAATGATGCGCGTTCGTTTTCCGTGTGGCGTGTCCGTGCCTATGCCAATTAAATGGGTCAGGTTTAGGTTCCAATCAACCGCAGCGGTTTCAGTGACAGCCGTTCCGCTCGCCACTACGAGTACCACGTCATGATGTCCCGTGGTGCATTTGGCCAGCGCGGCGCTAACGGTCATCAGCGGGCTTCCCCAGCTTTCGCCAGTGTTGCCCGTTGCGCCATGTGCGGGGTCAACCACAAAGATCTTGCTCTGCGGCCCCCGTGGAATACCCGCGAGCGCGACGTATTCCAATACGTGTTTTGGGAACAGTCCCATGATGTGATCCTTTCTCATTTCGCTACTATCGCGGGCCGGGTCACTATGCCCAGCCCGCTTAAGCAGCACTAAAAACTAGGCAGTAAGTACCGCGAACTGACACCGTGTCGTCGCCGACGCGGTCATTTGGTTGATGGGGTTGGGGAGCGCAAAACCAAGGCGCATGACGGCACGGAGTGCTACCATGTCCTGTTGCGCGAGGTTGTAGACGATGGCGCCGGCAGCGTCCTGGATCACGGCCTGATCGAGCAACTTGTATGTCACGTCCTGCCGGATCGCATAGACGAGTTTCGACCAGTCACCCGTAATCAGGAGCGCGGTCGAAGCATTAATAGACCCGTCTACCGGGAAGGCAATCGGCGCACCGTCGAGTTCATAAACGAACTTCGAGCCAGCGGTTCCGGCGAGCTTGAAAATCGGATGGCCTTCGCTATCCCGGCAGTTGCGGAGTTTCCCGCGCATGGACGGGTGGGCAACGTGGCCGGTAGACATAAACCCGTCGGCTTCAATACGCATCAATAGGCCATCAGTGCCCGCGTCGGTTTCGCCCAACAGCGCTTCGTATAGGTCTGTATAGGCCGCGAGACTAATGGTATGCGAGGCCGCAGTACACCGAGCAATAAGACCAGCCGCGCCGAGGTTCGTAGTCCAGCTTGTCGGAATGTTGGTGCCGTCGAGCAGCGCCGCGATGATCGCCTTGTTGAACGCCTGGATCAGGGCGGGTTTTACTTCACCCCAAATGTCATAGTCGGAGTCAGCGAGCACGGCTTCGGAAATCGGCACAATCACGGCCAACTCTTCGGCGTCAATGTATTTGTTTTCCCAGGATACATCGGTGGTCGATTTTTTGGAGATGTCGCCCGTCACGAAATAGGCCGTAGCCAGCGCGGACATAACGGCCATACGCCGCTGGTTCTTGGTCATGTTCGGGAGTTTGCGGGCCATGCCCATGATCGGGTTTGTTTCCGCGACGGCGGTTACGATCTCAGTGGCGACCTCTTGCGAGATCAATGCCTCTGCGCCGGTTCGATCAATTACATCGTTGTAAGGCATTCGGTGGTTCTCCTATCCGCGGCGAGCTGACCTGATAAAGGCGTTCATGCCGCCGCTGGGGGTAGCCCCGCCCGTGCCTGCACCGCCGTTCACGTTGGCGGATTTGATGGCAAAAAAGGCGGGATGTTCTTTCTTGAATTCAGTGATGTCGAGCTTGCCTGCCTTGAAGTAGCCGAGTTCTTTAGCTACCACATAAGCGGCTTTGAGATCCGTGACGCCTGCGGGGATCGCGGCGTCCACAAAAACACCGTACCGCTCGGCTTCTTCGGCGCGCTTGCCAACTTCAGCCAATTTTGCTTCAGCATCTTTGGTTTTGTCAGCAATTAGCGCCGCCTGTTCTTCACGGTGCTTTTTTAGGGCGGCATTGACGGCAGCGCTCGTCGCAGACTCGATTTGTTCTTTTGTAAATACTTCCGGCTTATCCGGCTTGCCTGGGGTAGCTGAAACGACGGGTTGCGCAGCGGGTTGCCCGTCGGCTCCGCCTATCGCTCCATCGCCCGGTGCATCGTTTGGCGTTGGCATTGGTATTCATTTCCTTTTCAGTTGTGTTGTGACAAAAACAAAAAGCCCCCCAGTCGCCGGGTGTTAACCGACAAATGGGGGGCGGTAACTCAGAACAAAATGCCGTGGGGCATCTTGCCAATTTTGCTAACTGAGTTCTGGCTTACCCGCTCTTAAAATTTTAGACCTGCCCGACGTAACACCATTTCGATGTATTCGAGCAAGGGCCTTAACTGCCGCCGCAAATTGATCAGATCTTGCTTGATCCGGGGCGGTATCGGCTCATCTATGGGATACCTTGAAGCGGTGTTCCCTAAATTGTCAAGAAGTTTGTTAGGGACATCGTAGGGCAGTTCCACGGCATCTATTGCCGACACGGTAGATGGCGGGCTTCCGGCAGCCGCCTCAAATGCTTCATTTTCAACCTTGTTCATTTCGCACTTTACTGAACTAATCACGGCTTTAATGTCCGTATCAGTGGGATAGAAGCCGGGTAGGTTCCGCACCGCCTTACCGCCCGTGTCTGCGCTTGCCCGTTTTGTTGCCTGCTGTTTTCGTGGTTTGCCCTTGGGCCATGCCATTAGGTACATCCTCCTGTTTCGGCGTGTGTGCCTTTATGAACTCCGCTAATACCAATTCGGCTTGCGCCACATTGGCATGATCTCCAAACGTCATACCGCCCACCGTCCCGTCGGGGCGTGCAAACAATGTCGCGTTTTTGAGTTGAGTGACAACGAAATTCAGCGCTTGCATCGGGTCCATTTATTTAGCCTCTATTTCTATGGCTTTCATTGCCATAGTTATTTGCCCGCCGCTTTCCGAATAGCGGCATTCACTTTTTCATTTCCTATGGCTGCGTGGAACTCGCCTCCATGAACCCGGCAATGCGCTCGTGCAGTATCTGCATCCCATCGCTCCCGGTCGTATCGGAATGCTTGATCCGCTGATTCCCCGGATTTCAGTTTACCGATGATCACAGAATATTTTTTACCGTTGTGATCGCGCTCCATTCGGCGCATCGAACTAGGATCGAACTCGCCGGGTTCGCGCAACCGGCAAGCGTGCTCGTTGGGATAGGGCATTATTCAACCTCCGTTTCCGCGGCCTGCGCCGCATCGATTTCCGCCCTGACTTTTTCTACACGTATCTGCGCCCGCTCCGCCGCCCGGTCCACTTCACCTTGGCCTGTATCAGTTACATAGCTCACCGTGCAATGACAGTTCGGATGGCTTTGTCCGAAATCATCCCCTGAACTGAACTGTTGGTCAATCGGGATCGGCCCCTCGTCGGCGTTGGCTAGACAGTCCGGGCAGACGTTGCCGGCGAAAACCGGAATCCAAACTTTGTGCGTAGCCCCGCCTGTCTTAGCATTCTCAAACATGCCGCCTTCGATAGCCTTGCCCATTTCGTTTTGAGCGATAGTGTCAGCGCGGTCGCGGATAAGGTCGTCACGGTACGCTTCGACTTTGGCGTCAATCTGCGCTTGGCTCAACCCGTCCGCTATGAGTTCATCCCGATACTTTTGCAACTTCTCTGCCCGCGGCGCATCGAGTCCGAGTCCGTCACGTATAAGCCGGGCGGTCCCGTCCACGCCGAGTTGTTGTTCAAGGCCAATGGCGATTTTTTCTGCTAGTTGCTGTTTCATCTGGTCAGTGACGTTCGTAACGAGTTCGGCGGCTTTCTCGGCAGCCATAGCGAGAATTTCCTCGCGTGTTACGCCGGATACGGATGCGCGGATCGCCTCGATGAATGATTGTTCCATGAGATCCCTGATCGCATCCATGGACAAGTATGTGGCGAAGGTGGCGAACAGGTCGTCGAGGAAGGCTTGAGAGAGGTCAGGCATTTATAATCCCGTTCCTGTTTCCGTATGCACCTCACGCGGTAGTTGCGGTAACAGTCGCCAGTGAGAGATAGCATTATCTGGCACCGGCTCATATCGCCCGCCTTCACCGTGTATATTCCACAGGTGGTTGAGGTCAAGGCAGTCAGGAAATTCTTTTGATGATTGTGGGTCGTATTCGCCCTTCTGAACTGAGCGTTTGCCATTCCACAAAAAAACAACAAAGTAAAAGTCTTTTTTCTTGGGCAACCGTTCGGCGCACGGTATCCACTCGCCGCTGTTCCACGCCGGGCAGTACACACTATTACTGCCATTAACGGGCCGAGGCTCAATAATAGTATTCATCTGTTCTTCGGTGATTATCGAAAATGGAAGGCGACAGGCACATTCCCCTGTTTCCGCCAAGTAGTGTATGCACGTATCGTGCCGATGAAATTCAGGTGTTGACATCGCCCGTCTCCTTATGCCCGTATCCTACTCAACAAACTTTTTGTGTATACGGGTGTGTTCTTCTCCGGCATACATGCGACATCCTTCCCTATCGATTTCCACCAGTCTGGCATTACATTTCATGTCGAAGTTGTTTGCGCAATCTTTTCTATCGCAGAGGTTGACCCGCGTAGTGGTAGCAATAGCGATTAGTTTTTGGCGTTCACTTTCGCGACGTTCTATCATGTTACCCCTGCTACAATCGGTTTGCCTGCCCATTTCGCCATGAACTTCTCCAGCGTGCCATCCCGCACCATACGGTCAACAGCGGTTTGACTTGCGCCCGTTATAGCTTTGACAACTTCTGGCTGAAGGCCGCCCGCAAGTGCCCCCTTGGCTTCGCCTATAGCCGCGGCGCGTATGCCCTCGGGTACATTGCCTGGCAATCCTGCCAGCCGTGGGATATTGCCGCGCGTAGCTTCATCGGCCTTCGCCTCGTGCAACTCCTGGAGTTCTTCCTCCGTCAACCCTTCGCGCTTCATCTGCCATTCGATAGGCAGGCCCGCGCGTGTATTGATCTCCCGGATTTCTGCCTGTGCTTTTGGAATAGGCGTTGCAGCCGGTTTCCAGAGCGGCCAGAGATCCTCATCTTCGCTAATATTCACCCCAGCAAACGCGAGCATCATATCTCCGACTTCGCCCCAGGAATCGCCAAAATTGTCTTGCATAGATTCAACCTTAGAAACGAGCGGGGCTTCCATGGCCTGTAGGGCTTCACCACTCGGGTCTCCGCCGGTCTTGAGGAAGTACGATTTTGGCGTCCGGCTGATAATGGCGATTGAATGGACAAGCTGCTCCAAGGGTAGCAAGTAACATTGTGGATCGCTGGCCTCAAACTGGCCAACAGATACTGGCTGTTCACCGGGCGCGCCCGGCGGGATTTCCACAGTCGTAAATGGCGCAACGGGGATTTTGCCTGTGCCTTCAAACCGTCCGATCACCCACCGCTGTTGAAATGCACTATACTCGCTTGTGACCATCATGTCGGAGAACAACTTATTAATCGCATCTTGGATGCTGAGCACGCTGGGCGTTAGTTCGCCAATGGTAGTGCGTAGATCGCGGCGGAAATGGATGATAGGGATAAACCCAAAGTCATGCGGCTCAACGGGTTTCACGTTCTCAGCCGAATACGGGGTAAAGGTCGATCCGAAGTCAGCGCCATTGTTGATATAGTGCTCGATGCGATTGAGATAATACAGGTTCAACCGCCACTTTTTGACTTGGGTATCTAGCCATGCCTTTACTGCAAATTTTTTAACCTGCGGCTTTTCATCGTCATAGTACATGGCCATGTTACATGGGTCATTGTAGAATGCGCGGACAGCTTTGTCTGCATCTTTTTGAACAACAACAAACGCTTCGCCCGTTACTAGTGCGGCCTTATGAACATCGCCCGCCCGGCGGCGCAACTGCGTCTTACGCCATAGCTCGTCGAGCGCGTCTTTTGCCAGGCCATCCTGGATGCTCCACCCATCAATTATGAGCCGGTCTAGCGCGGCATTTATGATAACTTCACACCAGTTCTGGACAAACGGGACGGCGCGATCAAATACCTCAGCGAGCTTCTCGCTACTAAACACGAGCGGGTGTTTGCCCTCGTAATAATTCCATAGGCGGCGGTACGCGACGGCTTTTGTAGAAAGGTCCAGAATGGCTCGCTTCAGATCGGTCTCAGCACTCATAGAGAGATTAGGCGGGCCGTGTTCCCCTTTTTGTCAAGGGATTTTATCGGACGCGGATTGGCTGTAACGGACGGCGTTTGCCCAAGTGTGTCCATAGGCCGTAACGCATAGCATCCATGGCATGATTTTTGACCGCTATTGGTTCATCCAGCGTCTTGCCGTTTTTATCCTTTAGCCAGACATAAGAGGAAAACTCCGCGTTTAGATTGGCGTTACTAGATTTGGTATAAAGCTTTACTCCTTTGCAGAATGATATCCCGGCATGGACCGAACCTGGCCCCTTGTCGGCGGGTTTACAGTTGAACCCGGCATTACGTATTTCGACGATGCGTCCTGGTTCGGCGGCATCGGCATAAATGGGTAAGTTCCGGTTTGTGATAAGCGGCTTAATAAGCCCTTCCGCTTCACTACCAGTCAGTTGTTTTATCAACCCAGCGTTGGTGAGTTCCGTTTCGTACACTAGTTCTGTTAGGTACGGAACCTTGTCTTTTATGTCAACCTGGATTAACGCCGTCGGGTTATTGTAGCCAAAATCGAGCCCGTAGAACGTTTCATCGAATGATTCCGGCCATAGCCCTATGATGGGCGGGTCGTAAATCAACCCTTCCATGACGCCCCATTCGCCACGGCCGTAAATGGTCCACCACGACGGGTTGCGCAGCCGGAGGTCTTCTAGTTCAGCGCGGTAGGATGCAACCAAAAACGGGTTGTCCAAGAACGTTGATCGCATCGTAGTTATGCGTTCGGTTGGTTCACAATCAAAGAAACGAGTCTTTAGGTGGTGATTGATTGATATTGGGTTGAACGTCAACATGATCTGCATGTATGGCACGATATCAGTGCGTAACCGCAGGTTGACTTGACCTATATCTTCCTCGCTGAATTCAGTAGCCTCTTCCAGCCAGAAGCCCGTGGGTTGTTCGATGGATTTTAGTTTCTCTGGGTCATCCATACCGACAAACATGATCTGTGCGCCTGTGGGCATGAATGTAATATCGAGGTCAGACTTGTTGACGTTGAAATGTTTTGTCCAACCCCAGCGGTTTATGTAGTCATTCAAGAGGCGGAAACATGAAGCCCGCAGCGTTCGTTGTACTTTGCGTCCAACCACGAAACGATGTGGGCCCTGCTCTGATACGAGCCGTCCAAGTACCTTTTCTGCCGCAAAATGAGACTTGCCCGATCCGGCCCCGCCTACCATAACCAAGAATCGGGATCGATTGAAATATAACGGGTAGAATCTAGGGACACATGCCTCAGCCAGGCGGCTCAGGTCAATTTGTAGTCGGCTCTGAGGCGGCATTGGGTTTGGGGGGCGGAATTACGGACAGGATAATATTGGCGGATACCTCGCCCTTATACACATCGCGCCATTCATCGGGTCTACGGTTTTTGAGCCAGAAACAACACGCGCCCACATCCGGGGCCATCTGTTTCTTGACCTTCTTAACTTCCTTCATACCGATAGGCTGCCCGTGTTCGTCTACTACGCCTTTGACTTCGGTTTCCTCGTACTCATACCCGAGCGCCCGTTTGTAGAGCGCGTCTATGACCATCTGATCGGCAACCGTCTTGCCGTCATCGAGCGCGGCTCGAACCTCTGGATATTTGTCGCGCCACTGCCACAGGCATTTGCTGGACACGTCGAGCAGCGCCGCCATTTCAGCGTTCGTGTGGCCAGCCTGGGCGAGTGCCCGGATGATGCCCGGCGTGCGTGCGGGGTCGTATAACTGGCGGGGGCGGGGTTTGCCGTTCTTAGGCATAATTTAAACCAATAAAACCGCTGTAAGTGCTGGAGCCACTGGCATTTATGCACATATTTTGGTTGCGGTTTGCGGGATTGTCAGATACAATTAAGGGGTAGGGAATGAGAGTTGAAGTGAAACGATAAAGAGAGAGGGAGGGCGAGATGAGCGATTGGAACGATTTAATGATGTTCAATAAGATGCACGAAAAGACCCCCACGAAATGCACACTCGTAGAATACCCGACAGGGCGATGGGGTTTTCGCGGGCTTGTGCCAATGTCCTTGACGAAAGAATATGTTTCGGGCTTTACGAAGGGGATCCGTTCAAAGACATTTGAAACTCGTGAAGAAGCCGAGACTGCCCTTGCGGACGTGATTGCAGGTGCAAAATGAGGAAAGCATTTCGAGCGTCCCCGTGTAGCCGTTTCCGCAACTTGCCGATCAACGGGCCGGACATTGTGGACTACGATTTGTGGCGGGATCGCCTTGAACTCCTTATGCTCTCGCCGGACGTGCAAGACCCCGAGAATGGAAGCCGCCACGCGAGAGTAACGGAACTTCTTGCCGTAATCGAGGCCCGCAAGCCAATCGCCGATGCGATGATAGAGTTGATGGGGAAACAAAAAGCGTGTAGGATCGAACAAGCGAAGATGGAACGGGCGAGAATGAAAGCACAGGCGCGGCCTCACTGCAAGGCCCGCTCGCCTCAGATGCAAGACGCAATAGGCCGCGCAGCCGCAGCGGACGTAGGCAATCGCAGGATGCGCAAAGGTGGACGTAATGCGTGGGATCAAAACGACTACAACGCAGCGTGCGCAGAGTTGCACCGCCTTTTCGGGCCGCTCCATGCCGCGTGAAATGATTGCGCTTAGCGTCAAACAGCCTTGGGCGAACATGATCGCCCAGGGGCGGAAAACGTTGGAGATCCGCCAGTGGAGCACGCCTCCCCGAGCGCAGGTGCTCTTGTGTTCCTCGGCGTCGCCCGCAATATACCCCGCGGGTTTTGCGATTGCCGTGTTTGACATTATCGAGTGCCGCCCGTTTGTACGCGCAGACGAAGACGCCGCTTGTATCGCGCACATCCCGAACATGTACGCTTGGGTTATCGCCAACGTCCGGCGGATCAATCCGATTCCGGCGAAAGGGCATCTCGGGTTCTTCCGTGTCGAAGTCCAGCCCAAAGGCCAGGAGCCGCGCATTGTGACGTTACGCAAGTAGGGCCTCCGCTTCTGCGCGGTCCATTGCTAGACCGCAATATTCAAACACGGCATAGGGACGGCCCTCGTTATTCGGATCTATGCGGTTTCCCTTCATGGCTTTAAACCCCTTTTGGTTTTCCTTGCCCTTGAATTCTCCTGGCTTCTTTATGAGCGCCCATTCCGGCGATTTATCAAACGACCTCATAAGGCTCGGATGCGCGGGATAGGTATGGAGCCGCTTGCCAATGGCTTTGTGCGCCCCGCCCATCTTGCACGCCAGTATCATTGCCAATCCCAGCCCCTGCCAGTCTGGTAGCGTTACAAGCCTACTCACACCCCATAGATCCGCTTTCTTGGTTGGGCGGCAGAGCAATCCGGCAAAGGACGTTAAGCGCCCACCAATCCAAAGCCCGAAACATTTCGCCACCCGGTTTAGTTCTGCCGTCAGATAGTGAAATGGAGCGAATAGTTTCCACGCTTCATAATTGACTCTTGTGATTTCGACCTCCATGCTTGGGCGTCGCCGAACTAACCCCCTTACGAACCTGGACAACGCCGGTTCGTAGATCCAATCAGGTTGAAGCCAGTCGATTATGTCGCTATGACACGAGACGGCCACAAATCGTTTTCCGTTTCGTCTCACGTATTTCTGGACTGCGTTCGCGCCGATCTGCGCGACTTGCCGATCCACAACGGACGTGAATTCGTCCATTACAATGAGATCGCCGCCTTCGATAAGGTTGCGGGCAAGTTCCACTCGGAATCGCTCGCCAGTGGAAAGCACGGCGAATGGGCGTAGCCACGCCGGTATAGTGTTGAACCCGACCGCCTGACATACGCTCGATATGTCCGCAACCGAAAGCGTCTCTGAGAAGTCGTCTATAACGCTCTGTTTGCCCCATTCGTAAGTACGCCCATATTCAGCGGGAAAGAGGTACTTAGCGATTGTGGACTTGCCCGCCCCGGACGGGCCGACAATCAGGCCCACGCTCCAGGGTTGCGAGTCGAGATCGAGTTCGCCAGTGAACTGTAGGCGCGATCGTTTCGACGGCGGCACATCGAACATGCCTTCCAGTTGCCTACACCGCGCAGAGGCGGATACATCGCTTTCAACTACGATATCAAAACTTTGCATTCAAGCCCTTCTTTTTGAAGCATCGACAAGACTTCGGCGTGGTGTTCTTCGTCCCGGCACGTCACGACGATCCGGTATTCCAGTGCGCCAAGTTGTGGTGAGGCATCTAGCGGTTCCGACTCTTTTTCTGGCCCGATCAATTCCATCTCCCCCGGTAGCCAGAACTTGTCCAGGTCAACCCCCGCCGCGAGGTCCGCCGCCAATACTGCCGGGTCCCAGTCAAGCCCGACCTGCCCCGCCCGGTTGTCGGCATAGGCCAGTTCACGCGCGGCCCCGCCTTCCGCCAAGTCCAAGTCGGTCCGCTGTACCACCACGAGCCGGGTGCCGTCGCTCTGGATTACCTCCACGTCCATGCCGATGTCGGCAGCACGTTCGAGTGTCTTGTTGCCGGCGATCACCACGCCCTTGCGGTCGCATAGGATTGAGCGGCCTGCGCCGTATGTGCGGAGTGATTGATCAAGCATCCCGAGGCCACGTTCGGTACCACGATTCGCATTTTTCGGATCAGGAGAAATGTCGGCTAAAGCCTTGATATTATAGGGCTTCTTTTTTTGGGCATTACCCGCCATGCCTACCTCGCCCCCTCCATTTGTTCTTCCGCCCAATCGGCCTCATCTTGCATTATTTCCCGGTATACGTCGAGCGGTATCCGCCCATGTTTGCGGAACTGCTGCAACTCATTTCGGCCTACCTCAACAAGCTCAATCCCGCTGGCCTTTTGCCGGTATCGTGCTCGGTACATACGGTTAGCGTTTAGCCCTTTTGGGTTCTGAGACTTCTTAGTCATACGCGCGTGTTCCCCAAAACGTCAAGAGATTATTTTGATATTCATAGCCCTTCCGGTCCGCCGAACCTCATATACAAATAAGTCACGACAGACAAAAAGGCGATTAGCCCCAAATATAGTAGGGTCAACTGCATCCATGCGCCATACTCCCACATTTCCGCAATCTTGTCAGTTATCTTATCCATTTCCGTATACCTCCTGATTTTTCTTTCTTTTCTTTTGCTACTTTTCGTTTCTTTCTTTCACCACGCAATCCCCCCGTCGTGCTCCTGCCCATCCAGCACGCGGCCCGCAAGGGCTTTGCCGATGCGATAGACCAAAACTTCTCCGGTCTCGCTATCTACGCCTGTGCGTCCGTTCCACGGCGTTGTCCGACTCCAATACTCGCCATTCTCATCGAGCGTTCCCCATTCGCCTGCGTAAACTCGGGGCTTCTGTGTGCTCCATTCCCCGAGGCTTTTCAGATGGAGCGGCGTCCCCGCGGCTTTGCAGTCATCGCGCACTTTGCGAAACCACTGGGGGTGTGCGGGCCGTGCGCCGGGGCCAGTCTCGCCGCCGGCGACAACGAGGGAGAGGCGATTTGTAGTTTCTTTGCTTCGGCATTCAGACACCAATTCCTGTGGATCATGGTACAGAATCTTTGGCTCAGGGCAATGACATTCCACCCGCCGATAAGGCCACGGCGTAAAATCCACTGCGGACAACGCGGGTTCGTAGCTCACCCACAGTTTGCCAGCCATCCGGCAGAGTATGGCCAGTTTAGCGGTTTCCGCTTGGTTGCAGACGGTGACGCCGTGGGCGATGTTTTCCAAATACCCCTTCGCCAAGATGCCGGGATTAAACGCGCTTTCATTGCGCCGTAAATGAAACATAATGTCTGGCACACGCGCCGCCATAATCTCAGCCCGTTTCGTACACATCATGTACGTGTGCTGAGGCGCAAGAGCCATCCGCCTATAGACCTCGTATTGCATCCATGGTTCTACCGACTCATGAAACAAGTCGCCCATGAGTTGCACCGCTATGGTTTTCGGCGTCTTCCACTGCAACGGCTGACTCACCCGACTCGTGAGTACGGGTCCAGTTTCGCCCGCACATGCAATGCGAACTTCAACGGGCAATGCGGAATTGGCGGCTTGCCGTTTTGCCATGCGCAGATGCCAGCAATGGTCACAACCCGGACTGCATGGCGTACACAACATTGATAGCGGGTTCCACGTTGCATCTGCCCACGAAATTTTCGTTTTCTCGCTCATTTACTATCCCCTTTATGCTCGTGTTCTATCAATCCGATGCGTATGATTCGGCACCCGCGCCGATAGCAGTCTCGCCAGTAGCCAGCCCAGTAGTGTTTCTCAAATTGTGCAATAACCTGGCTCCGAGTTCGCCCAACATAAACCAACTTACCCTTGATGTTGAACCCGCCCCACCGCGGAATATCTAGCCCGCACATCAGGCGAAGTTCCTCTGTCGCCGTAAGGTTTACGACTGGCTTAATTGTTGTCGTTTTCCCGCTCATGCCTGCTCCTTCCATAGTTCCCCACGCTTTCGCGCTTCAATCGCAATTTCAGCACTAGCTCTCGATCCTGGTTGTGAACATGTACCCTTACATGAACGGCACTTTTCAAGTGCATTCCAGAGCCTACAGCGCCAACAAAAATATCTAAGCCATACATCGCTCATGCCTCTTCCTTCCCCAGCCCATACCGGAACACGCACGGGTTGCTGTAAAAGGGGTAGCCGCGTGCGGCGTTGAGACTATCCCATAGGCACATAAATGTCGTCTCGAAAATCCCGTATGGAAGTGCTACACCACCTATTTGTTGATGTTCCACATAATCGTACCATTCCCCTTCTGCTACGCCCTCGGCTATCGCATCTTCTTCCGTAATATCCCACAGTCGCTCGGCCCGCGTGTCCGTGATCGGCGGAAACAACCGCGCAGTTTCGCGGATACCACCATAAGGTAGGCATTTGCCGACGATAGGTTTCCATTTGCAACGCTCCGGGTATTCAATCCAATCACTTTCGGCCCCATCGGCTTCGTAGCGGACGCGGATAAGGTGATGCCTCCTAACCTCGATCACCCGCTGACGTTCCCGGATGTAGCACAGATCGCCGGGCTGATAGCGGGCGTGTTCGGCAATTTCCTTTAGGGTCCACGTTGGTTCACCGTTACCGGGTTTGCCGTGTGTACAGACGCCAGCGTGTGGCCCGCCACGGGTATCCCAATCGCCGTGCCACCAAAATCTATCTCCATCTTGTTCCGGCTGTGGCACGACTACGCGGCGGGTACACCACTTGAGCCCCGCCATGTACGCCCGCACCATGGGGCCGCACATCAGTAGCGGTTTCATTGGCTTGTCGGTCATGCCTACTCCTTTGCCGTGCCTGGTATCGTAACGATGCGCCCGCAGTCTATACATTCCGCGCGTTTGCGGAGTGTCACAATTCCTATTTCCGTGTCCTCAATTTCGCCATTCCATAGCACCCACTGAGTCACATCGGCCTTGGTTTTCATGTATAACCCTGTGGTTCCACCACAGTAGGGGCATTTACCGGGCCAGTCTTTCATACTTTCTCCTTCGCCGTTGCGTCTTTACGCATATCGGTTACATGATTTTGTATTAGCATGGTTTCTCCTTTTTTCGATATGGATCTTCCGTAATTGCCATTATCTGTGCAGTCATGATACTGCGCCGTTTTGCTTCTGCGAGCACATCGATCTCGCCTTGTTTAAAATCAAGTAATCGCGACAACTGCAATGCCGCAACAAACGCATCCCGTTTCGTATTTAGAAATCGTCCCACTTTGCAGCCGCTATTTAGGTGCGTGATACTCCACCGTTTTTCACTACCCATAGCGTGCACTACGCCTAACCCGATTTCAGTACAGACAAATCCTTCAGTGGCTTCTTCAAATATGCCGAACGTGCTCACGCGATCAATCAGCGCCCGTACCCATTTGAGTTTATTCGCCGCACGGATCAATTGCTGTTTATCCCTTGTGCTCATAGTTTCTCCTTCACCGTATCCAGTGCGGCCTCAGCCTCAGTTTCGGCGGCTATTCGCAACCAGACGCGGCCACGTCCAGTGGCTTTCGCCGCTTGCCCTTCGCTTAATGTTCCCTCCGCATATAATTTCACGATGAGCCGCGTCATGCGTTCACAACGAACACAGAGTATTGCTTTGTGTCTGACATATGAGCCGCGGTGGCCGCTTGCACCATAAAGACGCCGCCGCGTAGCCCATGCCCGTATGCGAGCAGGGGTTGACGTGCTCATATTCCCTCCTTCGCCGCATCCAGTGCGGCCTTGGCGTCACGTTCGGCGGCAAGCAGCGCGCGGTAGAATGCTTTTATGACCCGTTGTGGGTGGCGTGGAACCAGGCTACCGCGGTAGGACGCCAAGATCGCGCTCTCACACTCGACCCGCTCTTGGTGCGCCCGCTCATATGCTTCCCGCGCCTCGCGTTTCGCCCGCCGTTGTGTTGCGCTCATACCTGCCCACCTTTCTCTACCACCAATATCCTTCGTCCTTCCCGAGACACGCGGGACATAAATCTTTCAGTTCCCCATCAATCCTATAGCGTTCCCATCCATCGGCTCTATAGAGTTTCCGAATAAATCGTGCCGTCTCGCCGGGGTTGCCACCCTTCCAATTCTGGCATTCATCACAAACCAAGTCTATTGGTCCGCGCGTTGTGCTCACGTCTCTATCCTCCACTGCCACAGTCCATCAGCCGCCCCCATTTGAAAACCGCCCAGTATTCTGCTTTCATGCCTGCCTACCTTTCGCTTTACCACGGCCCACGAATACGGCTCTAACACCTTCGGCGGCGGCTTCGGTGCGGCATTCCTTTTTCGTCATCATGAGACCATAGGAATAGTCGTTATAGCCACAACACCAATAAAGTTTCCCGCCCTTATCGCGGCGCTGAACCTGGCCGCGGTATGTATAGACAATAGTGCGCCCATCAATCATGCCTGCCCGCTTTTTTCAGCGATCCCCAATGGGGTGCTCGTTTTTAGGGGGTCAATTGCTACTATAGTCTTGCTATCAACGGGGTTAAGGGTGCTCGATTCACAGGCTGATTCCAATTCCGCCACCCGCTTGCGCAATTCCCAATTATCCTTAACTAGCACATCCCGAACGGCAATCGTTTCGCTCTTGTTTCCGATAGCGTCAAGGGCGATTGTAAACATCTTATCTAGTGCTGATTTGTAATCCGCAATCTCTTTTTCCGCCCACTGAACGCCATTCCGATATCCACGGATATAGGCATTGAGCGGCTTCATTTTGCATACATGCCTTGGTGGCATCATGGTGTTATCTCCGTCTCGATCCGCCACTGCCACATGCCGTCCCGCCGCTCCATGCCGATAGCCGTGACGATGCGCTCGAAACGCGAGGCCCAGTGGGGCATGGTGACGGGGGAACGCCATTTATCGCCGACAGTGCGGTCAAATAGTTCCGGTTCTATCGCCCGATACAGAACCCGTGTAGATCGTTTGCCCATACCGTCTTCCCACGGTATTTCGCACCACGTCTCTTTGATCCATACCACATCGCCGGACTGAACGGGCGGTTTAATGGGAATCAAGAAAGGCGCACCGCAATCCTTGACCCACCCCGTGTATTTGCCATTGGGGAATGTCGTTTCATTCTCAACCCAAAAGATCCGCGTACATGATGGATCTTTTGTAGCTGGCACCCACAGCACGGTCCCGCCGTCGAGTAGGCCGCGCACAGCCGGGGCGGATTGGACTACGCCGATGGGTTTCATGCTAGTTTGCCCCCGTGGCGGTAAGGGCGCGTCTGGTTGTATTGCATCTTAGCCGACACTTCCGCGTCGATGTCGATGTCGAACGACGCGCAGATGTCCAGCACGCGGATAATGATGTCGGCCATCTCTGAGGGAAAACCGCACGGCTTACAATCGTGGCCTTCTCCAAAATACTTGCCCATGTGGTCGTTGCGCCACTCTTCCAGCGCCTCGCTAACTTCGGCGTGGACATTTGCCAACATTTCACCGACGCTCGGGTGCGTGTCGTACCAGCCTTTATCCTTGGCGTATTCATGAATCTGGTGTGCAAGTTCATTCATGCTCATCACGTCCCTTTCTCCGTTTCGACCATCAATAATGGCAACCCCTGTTCCTGCTGAATCTGTTGCACGTTTTTTTGAAGAAGCCCAACGAGTCTATAAAGTTCGATCCATTCTTCCTCGCTCAACTTTCTAACGGAGTCGCCTGGTTCGGGATTCTCGATTGTCTTCCTAAGAGCTAACGCGACGTTTCGGATACCGCTTAACAGATTATCTATACGTTCCTGATTCACGTCGCCTCTCCTTCCGCCCTCTCGGCGCGGCGCTCCTGGTTACGCCTCGCATTTGTCGCGGTCTTGGCGTCACACGGGGCATGGCCGGGTCCGGTATGTTCCGCCCAGATTGCATCCGCTTGGGCCTGTAACCGGGGCATCCGCACGATTGTTCCGGTCTGGTATCCGCCACATGTGCAGTACCGCTTGATCTTCACGGTGCCTCTCCTTCCGCCTGCGCGAGCGCCTGTTTCCGTTTCTGCCACCGGCGGTCAAAATTCAGCCACCTTTCCGCGCAAGTGCCGAACGCGCGGCCAAGGGCGGCGGCGATCTCGGGGGTGATGGGTTCCCGCCGAGATATTGCCTCAATTATAAAAATGGTCAACCCCGATGCACGGCACAACATGTTGATACTCCATTTCCTAACCTCGACTTCCTCTTTGATGTATGTCCATAGCGGGAACACCTCGGCGGGCGCGAGGAGGCGGTCGTTGTCGGCGCGAAGGGCAACATACTCTTGCGCAAGTTTTGCGTTGAAGAAAATCGCAATACAATCGTCTTCCGTACAGACTTCATATTGCTCATGCGTCACCAGGCCGCCCGTGTCCTGCGGCCCCTTGTGACAATTGACGGTGCGGTATTCAATCCTAAATTTACTCACGTTCTCTCTCCTTTCTTGCTGCCTAACCTAGCGGCATCGGCTGCGACTGTCTTCAGGTAATCAGTTACTAGACTGCGTAGAATCTCATATGGCATGTGGTCCAGTTGGTACTGACTATATTTCTGAAACTGGTTTAGGAACGTCAACACATTCGGTCCCATCACTTGTCCTTTCTCCACTCAAGCGCGTTGGCTATGCGGTACAGTTCATTAGAAATAATTATCAAGGTCAGGATTACATCTATTATCGACAATGAGATCGCAAATCCAAGCATCATGTCTCTCCTCTCATCGTTACATCCGGTGTATATTCACCCCCAAGATTATCGCGGAAAGTAAGTGGTTTCGGGTTATCGTCAGATCGCGGTCGCCGTTCTACGACAACTTCGCCGTTCGGCAAAATGTCAACAGCCGTCTCGTCATCTCTACCAAGGATCGCTTCAAGCTCCTCAATTGTTGGACGGCGATCTGTGTTGCCGTCTGATTCTTCTTGTGCCCCTTCCTGTTCTTCCTTCGCCGTCGCCAGCGCCTCCTTCAGCTGGTCCGCTTCTAGTCCCAGTGCCGTGGTGTCTTCCTTGAGGCAGTCGTTGTCAGCACTCAAACTCGCAATGGTATCTTTCAATTCCTGCTCAGGTGTTATCACTTCCATCTCCTTTCTCGCCGTCCGCCCTGGCGGCATCGGCTGCGACTGCTTTGATGCAACCAATTACTAAGCTGCGCAAAACCTCGTAGGGCATGTTATCTAGTTGCCTCTGGCTGTATTTCTTGAACTGGTTCAGAAACGTTAGGACGTTCGGCCCCATCATGTTTCTCCTCTCGCCGCCGCATGGACGGCCTCTACTAGTTCACCTAGCGCATCTGCGTATAGTTGCGCGGTTGTTCGCCAACCGATGAATCGTCTTTTGCGGACCCGGTAAACTTTCCGGGCATGTTTGGATAGGCTCTTTAGGCGTTGCCGGGCTTGGCATTGGCACATCACGCCTTCACCTTTTCCGCCGCCGCGATGACGGCCTTTAACACCGTAACCATAATTTCCTTGTCGTAGATGTCTAGCGAAGACTGCGCTTGCTGCCCCAACTCCCGCAGCACCGTGTTCGCGGCGTCGAGACTGGCGAGAAAACGTTTTAATAATCGGGCACCACCATGAGTTGCTTCACCGACGCAGCGACGTACATCCTCTACTTCCGCCGGCGTCATCGGCGTCACGTCATACGTTGGCATCGGGGGTCTCCTTAACCTTCAAAAGCAGAGTCATCTGTGTCATCGAAAATCTCTTCTTCATTTGGTGCCTGTAAGAGTGGGAATGACATAATATGAGGGTCTACAACGCTCAGGCCAATGTCCTTGAGGACCCTGAACGTTGGGTGCAATTCTGCTTCCAACTCTACCACTCGCGCCTGTAGCCGCTCGACTTCATCGCACAGCGGCAAAACATGCGTGCAAAACGTACACTCACAATCTGGCCGGTGATAGGTTTTTGTTTCGCCTACGGCTGCCTTGATTTCCTTCAGGCGCTCAGGGGTCATCGGTTTATTCCGGGGGTTGGCATCGGCTTGCTCCTTCCCCATTTCGGGCGCTACCTCTTGTGCTAATAGTGCCGCTACTCCTCGAAGTATAAGGGTTGCGTCTGACATCAATTCACGACACTCATCACAGGTGACTTCTTGTGGATCTGTGGTAACAAACGGATGCCAATCAGCAATATGATAGCCACATGCAGCGTAGTGTTTTCCAAGATGAAGCGTAAAGCCCATTAGTGCTCCTTCCCTGTTTCGGCGGCCGGGTTGCGGATGGCTTTTAAGGCTGCATATGTTTCGCATCTGTCACATGTCTCGCGCTCGGGATCGTCTTGGTGGGGGCAAATGCTACAACGGGCGATGACTATATCTTCTGCACACCGTTCCCGCTCTGCCTTCGCCCCCTGCGCGCGGGCGGCGAACATGGCGGCGTGATAGAGAACAAGATCGTGTTCGCATAGTAGTGTGCTTGCCATTGTATTTGCAGCAACAACAACTATGTCATGGCGTATCTTCTCGGCCAGCGCTTCAACGCGTTCTTGGAGTTCGGCGTCAGTCATGCTCATGGCAACCTCCTGAATGTAACAACCCAGCATATCACTAGCACAACAATAACGGCGCATAGAAATATCACGCTTGGATCAGTCAGTGTAGATAGCCACAACGCCTACACGTTACAGTTTTGCTGACGTGACAATCATCAGCATCGCCGCAGGTCATACAGGTCTTTTCCGGCTTCGACACGCCAAGTTCTTTGCGCAGACGGGCGAGTTCGGCGGGGGTGGCCAGCACCCATTCACGATCACCCAGCGATTCCCCGTCACACACCTTGCGTATCGGCCAAGTTGTCGATTTTGTATGGTCAATCACTACTTGAATTTCGCCTACTGTCAGGGGCACCGGCCTACCCTTCTCGTCGCAGCCGGCAGCGGCGATAATACCAGCGGCCACTAGACAACAGGCTGGCGAATGTGTGCGCAGAATCTCGGCCAACACTTCCGAGTCAATCTCGACTTTCTTTCCCATTATCCCTCCTCGCGGCACACGCCGTGGTCATTTATTATTTCGTCCCTCGCTATTCGCAGCCAGACGCGATCACGCCCGGTTGCTTTCGCCGCCTGTCCTTCGCTCAATACGCCTTCCGCGTACAGCCGCACAATTACACCGATCATGCGTTCACAATCACGACAACGGAGTGCGCCATGACCCGAATACGATCCACGATGGCCAGCCGCGCCGTATAGCCGCCGCCTCGTTGCCCATGCCCTCGCGCGCGCACCGCTGTCGCTCATGCCAGTCCCCGCCTGCGCAGTTCGTAAATCTGCACGTCCGTTCTCGGCTTCTCTCCGTAGACCTTCTCCGTTACCAGACGGACTACGCGGGAGTCATCTGTCCAGATCACGCCAGTCAGAGAGTCTTCCAGCGCCCTGATGATCTTCGAGCAGTCCGGCTTCGATGTGACCCAATGTGGCGCGTCGTCTTTGAGTTGACCGAGCCGCGCTTTGGTCTGGTAGTAATGAGACTTTGGGCGCTGCAACGTAAATTGGGCCTTGAGAAACAGCGGCCCATCGAGTAGCGGACCTTGATATGCCTGTGAAGCGATGTGTTTCACAAGTGCCCGCCAGTCCGTGTACCGCTTGTTGTCGTTTACCATAACGACTTTGCCGGTGTACTGGCCGCCCTTCTTGAGGGCGAATCCATGTTTGCTCCCGGCTGTTGCTGGCCTTCCCGGCACGAAGAAGGTTATCGGTGCGCCTGGGGGTAGCGATACGATTACGGTTGGCATTGGTCAGGCTCCTCTGGCTCGTACACCGCGTCTGGCGTGTCGAGCACTCTAAACGTGTTTCCCATGACGATCAGGCGATTTTCGCCTTTTCCAGTTACTTTGTTGGTCCAAACCCTCAACCACAACAGTCCCTCGATCATGATCCCCGTCCCCGCCTTCAGGTCCAGCTTGATCAACTTCGTCGCTGGCCTGTCCCAGAACTCCACGATGACGTAGGTGAGCGTGACCGTCTCGGTGTCGCCGCGCGTCCTGGTGCGTTTGTTGACCAACGTTAGTTCGGCAACGTCAAACCCCTGCTTCGATTTCTTCGCTTTGGGCGCCCTGGCGAGCGTACCCGCGATCTGCACCGCGTTGAGTTCGGGGATCGCGGACATCAGGCGTCACCCCCTTTTGACCATTCCCCGCGCTTCATGGCGCGGTCAAACAGCACCACGTTCACCGTTGCCGCTAGGTTCATACAATGCCACGTTGGGATATAGACCACGCACTTGCACCATTCCTGTACAGCCTTCGGCACGCTCCCGTCTTCCGGGCCGAACACGTAGAATGCCCGCTCGGGATGGGTGAAATCTTGAATCGGTTTTGCACCATCGGCTCTCTCAATCGCAATGGGGATGCAGTCATAGGGCACACACTCGTGCAGGTCCGGCACGTTCAACAAGGGGATGTGGCGGTAACTCGCCAGCGTGTCCGTTCCGATCCGCTTATACCGCTGCCCCTGCACGGCCACCAGCGCCGCGCCGTAACAGTCCGCTGCCCGCAGAACGCCGCCGATGTTTGCGGGCGTCTTGGGCTGGTACAGGCCGATCGCCGAATAGCCTCTCGTCATCAGAACAACTCCTCCTCTTGCGCCGGTTCAGAATGGTATCTCATCTGTTTCTGGATTCGCTTGTGGATCGGGCGCAATCGAGGCGCCCGTTTCTGCGTCGCATTCTATTTCAGGCTGTCCGGGTTCTCGGAACTGTTGTACCGACTTATCGAAAATCATCTGCACTACTCCCGTCTCACCTTCACGGTTTTTCGCAATGTGAACCTTCACGATCCGGTCGAAATCGACGTTAAGATATCTACCTGCTTTGTGGAGTTCAGTTATCTCGGGTTTGAGGTAGCGGGACAGAAGGATGATCACATCCGCGTCCTGCTCGAAATTGCCCGATTCCCGCAGGTGAGATATTTTGGGATCAACGCCATCCGCGTCCCTGCCGAGTTGTGATATGCCGATGAAGGGGCATTCGAGTTCGCCGCTCAGGTTTTTCAGTGTGCGCGAAACACCGCCTAGAGCTTCATATCGGTTCTGGCCTCGTGCCTGCGGGATATCCATGAGTTGCAGATAGTCGATGATGACGAGTGTTGGGCCGTGCTGATGGATATGTTTTCGCACTTTCGCCCGGAGGGCGTTCGGCGTCAGGTTTGGTGTGTCATCAATCCACAGAGGCCAGCGGCCGATGCCCGGGGCGATAAACCGCACTTTGTCCAGTTGGCTTCGTGCGTTAAATCCCGCGCGAACTTGCCCCCAATTCACCCCGGCCCGGAACATCAGGATCTTCCGCATCATTTGGGCGTCCGACATCTCGAGGGCGAAGAAAAGGGTCGGGTGGCCCCCTGCCGCAACGTGGCAGGCGATGTTTGCGGCCAAGGTCGTCTTGCCTACCGACGGTCGGCTGGCATAGATGTAGAGATTCGGCACAAACCCGCCGTGTACTGCATCCAAACTGGTATACCCTGTAGTCCATCCTTCGTTTCGCGGTTTCCCGTCAACCACCGCCTGAATCTCTGCAAGGGCGCCTGAGACGATTTCAATCGCGGGTAGGGGATAATGCCGATCCCGATGTTCAAAAAGCGCCAGGAGCCCGCTGTGGGCTTTGTCGAGCCAATCTGAGTCGCATGAGGAATCAGCCTCAAGGGATTCGGCTGCAAGGCGAGTGCAGACTCGATGGACTTCTCGCCGGATATGGCAGTGGCGGACGATTTCCGCATAGTAGGCCACATTGGCCGCAGTGGGTACGGCATCGACAATCTCACCGATGTACGTGACGCCGCCGCCCAGCTCGTACTTGCCGTCTTCCCGCAGTTGTTCGGCAAGGGTGATGCCGTCTACCGGCCGCCCTTTGTCGATGATGGCAAGCATGGCCGAATAAATGGCTTGGTGTGTGGCGGAATAGAACATTTCATTCGACCGACCGATGATGTTTACCACGTCCGATACCGCGTCGTTGTCCAGTAGGATCGCCCCAATGACGGCCTGTTCAGCTTCGAGATTGTGGGGGGGTATGCCGTCTGCTATGACTGGCATTTTGTACCCTCCCGCTGTTTCCGTTCCGCCTGTAACCGTTCCTCGGCCTCGAATCCAGCAAGTTCTCGGGACGTAAATTGGTGTTTGCCGCTAGGGTCTATCCCTTTTCCCGCCACTGCGTCACCCCATCGCTCGTGAATCGACGCGAATTTGGTCATGCCGTTCTTGCACACCCTTCTGAGGCCCGGCACTCCGCATAGTTGTTGTCGCCAGAAGATCGCCTCGTCGTCGTCTGACTCAAAAACCCACCAAAGAGCCTCAAGGTCTGTTGACGTGAAGCGGTCCCGCTTAATGAGGTTCACAATCGTCATCAAACCATCGAGATACTTTTTGGGTTCTCGGGTCGGCTCTGGCAGTTTGGCATTCGGATGTGCTTCGAGAATCTTGCTGCGAAGTTTGACGTGAACGACTTCTGCGCCTGGGTGTTCGGTGAGAACTTTTTGGAGTTTTTCGTTGGGGGAAATAGGGGGTTCTTGTTCTTGTTCTTGTTCTTGTTCTTGTTGGCCCTCTAAAAGTTCGGAGAAAGTTAGGGAAAAGTTAGCTAACTTTTCTTCTAACTGTGGGTATTGTTTTGCATGCCGTCGCATTAGTTCTAGTTTCAACTTACAATCAGGTATCGTGTCAAAGGAGTTGATATAACCCTGTATGGACTTTGCATTTATAGGTCTGTTCGTTTCTAACAAATCCATCACGGCCACACAACCGCGTACTTCATCAACTCGGTACTCAACCACCTTTGTAAGCTCCGTGAAGGCTGCTGTAAATCTCTTTTCACCCCAGTGTTTTTCTTGTGCGAGTCCCGATAATGTTGCTCGCATGGCTCCGCACGCGGCCATGTTGGGATGCGTGCGGACAAAAAAATAGACAAGTTGGGCATCATCAGATAGGGAACAAAAGGCAAGATCGTTCCAGATTTTTACAGGGGTAGAACGATATTTAATCATATCCCCGCCCTGACCTTAAACTCTTCTTGGATGTCAGCCAACAGCATCTCGGCGATCAGCATTTCATAGGGCGGGTTCACTGGGCCGACAATCCCCTCCCATGTGGATTTAAGGTCTGCCAGTTCCTCGACAGCCGCTTTCAGGATGTCTGGCGGTATGACCGCACGGTCACACATGAGGTCGTCGAGGGCATTGGCCTGTTTGCAGAGCGCCCGATAGCGCGGTTCATAGAGGGCCATCCACTTGTCGACCTGGGCTTCAGTTTTTTGCATTTCGTAATTCTCACCCCATAGGCTACGGAGCATTAGTCGCTGATTTTCCCCAACAGGTTTTTGAGCGTGTCTTTATCCCGTTTTTGCACGGCCGTCATTTTCTTCCATGCCGTATGGTCTTTGAGGCCGGCCATCTTGTTCGTTATGAGTTCGACAATCACGTTAGGCTCAAGCGCATCAAGCTCCCAACTCTCCTCGCCATATTCATCCATATATCCGCGACACCGGGAGTCGGTGAGTTTTGCCGGGTTTGGCGGCGGTGAGTACTGGTCGATTTGCTCCATCGTCAGCGCGAGACGGTCAAAGTGCATCCGTGGATTGTCCAAGAACAGATTGAGGCGGACCTGGATGTCTCGCGCCATGTCGATTCCACTTGGATCGTGGTCGCCGAAGTAGAGAATGTAGGGCATTTGATCGGCTTCTATGTATTTCTCAAGGCGTTTTGCAGCCCCATACATGGCGCTCTGGCTACAGTATCCGCGACAGGAAAAGTACGGGAGTTGAGCCAAGTTTGCGGCACGGCCAACGACGTCAATCAAAGCGTCTTTTTCTACCCACACTTCAATCCGATATAGCTGGTTTTTCCAGAGGTCAATACGGTAGCAGTCGATTGAGGCTTGGATAATGTCCTGTGGAGAGTCCCATGTGCTGACGACTTGACAGGTGCGAGTTCGGTCGGTTATGTGGTCCCAGTCGAGAAGGCCCGCGAGTCTGCCGTCATTGACGACGGATCCGAGCCACTTGTAATTGCGCTCGGTATTCTCCAGTAGGCCGCGCGCGACGAACTGGTAGTAGAGTTGCCGCAGCGTCAGGATCCATCCGCCCAGGGCATATTCTTCAAGGATGACGTCGGCTTGGTTTGCGGCGGCGAGTCGGAGTTTGCTCAACTTAATATTTTGAAATGTTTCTTTCATCACTACACCCTTGCCATCGCCGCGAGTTCGCTCAACGGCACACCCATGGCTTTGCAAAGTTTCAATACCGTTGACACCCGCACGTCGAAGTCTCGCTCGAATCTGCTGATCGTAGATTGCGGTACGCCTGAACGTTCAAATAGTCGCTCCTGACTGATTCCCCGTTGCATCCGGCAGTAGGCGAGGGCATCGCCCATCGTCTTGATCTTCACAAGCGACAGTTGGCGTTTCATCAGTCAGTGAATCCTTTGGTCGCTTCCCAGTAGCAGGACGCACAGAGTTTTACCCACCTATACCCGAGAAAATCGTCAAGATTTGCGACCCTGATGCTTACTTGCCCCCGCTTAATTTTGCGCTGGCAGTCGGCGCAACGCGGGCGGCGGAATAGGTTTAGGAAGGAGAGGAACATGGTGTCTTCTCCCGCTCGGCCAGCATGGCGTCGGCTATTCTGTAGGCTGTTTTTGCAAGATGCTCTGGCGTCTGTTCGGTTGTAGGCAACCCTGTCAGCGCCGCCATTGCGAACCGGTCCCGGAGGCGTTCGCGTTGCTCTGACCGAATTTGCCTCATCGTCTCATCAGGATCTTTTTTATTCATAAACGTTGTTCCAACCTCCGTGCCTTCTCCAGGTCGTTCCTCAGTCTGGCGATGATCGCGTCCTTCTCCGCCGCCAGCGCGTCGCGCAACGACGATTGGAGCGTCATGCACTCGGCCTCCCAACTATCGGGCACGGCCTATAGTGTCTTGAACACACCGTTGCGTGGCGGGTTGATTGTGCCGGCGAAAATCGCTTTTGATCCCATAGTCCCCTTTCTTTGCGGGGGCGGGCCGGCGTCTGTCTGACCCGCCCCCGTGCTGCTTGCATCGTTAAATGGGAGAAGTTAGTCTTTACTTCATAAACCACCCCCTTCCCGTTGTGGAGACCAGTGCGCGGCGCCCTTGGGGGTTGCGAGACCATTGAAACGCCGCGCACTGGAGAACCAGCGGCGCTCGCGAGTATTTACCGCCGCTGGAAAATCGGTGTGCTGTGGCTGTCTGGCGTTATCTCGGCCTGTACTGTTACTACGGGTAAAATCACCCGCGCCCGGCTGACCTACTTGCTGCTCTAAGGGTCTGTTCCTTACCCCATCGTCGAGCCGACCGTAAGCCGTCGTCGCTTACCAACGCGATTTCTCGCGCCCGTCACGCATTCCTCGGCCACAGCACACCTAAAATCTTCAACTTTCAAGCGGTGCGCCGCCGTGTGTCTCTGATGGGGATCAGAGGGGGCGTGAGGGCGGGCTGCGAACCTGCCTGGCGGCGCACCGAGATCAGAGAAGTTAGAAGTTGTCGGGGTCGGCGTGTGCCTCCGCTACGCTCACAATATCCTCTGCTAGCACTTCTTCACGCTCCTTCTCGTCGCCCACCCGAGTCACTTTGACCAGTTGGATCTTATGTGGCGAGGGGCCGACTTGTGAGACGTGCCAGAGGTACTTTTCGCGGGCCTTGGCTTCGTCGTCGAACTCTATGGGCCTGGCCCGGAAACCGCACAGCTCGCCACGCATCTCGTAGATTGGTTTCGGATCCGGTGGCACCAGCAATTGGAGGCCGCCGTATGGCCCCGGGATGATTTTCAGAACCACGTCGTAGTTGCAGGCCAGAGCGACTTCCCTGAGCGTGCCGTTGACATGTTCCAACTGCAATTGAATCGGCCCATCCAACTCGGGCAACTTGTCGTCAACCCCTAAAATCTTCCAGTTCATCAGTCGTGTTCTCCTTTCGTTGGTTACTCTCCCTTTGTCTCCCCGCCGTGATTACTAACTCTCCATATAGAGACTTGCACCGGGCGTCCGGGCAGACGTCCAACACGGCGATCAGGACGGCCGCAAGCAGTTCCACCGACGTCTCGGCTTTCACGATCAGCCGTCCCCCGTCTATGTCGGTCTCTGGACCCTTTTCGGTTTCCGGCTCTGGCTCTTCGTCTTTGCAAAACCGGTATTCCAGCGACGATGCCAGTTCTAACGCTGGCAGTTTTTCCGGCGGGTTCACTGGCGCAGAAACGGGCACGGGCATGGGACGCGGCGCCGGCCGCTCCTTCTCTTCCGCTTCTGCCAAAGTGGGTGCCCGGCCATCGTTGATCTTCGGCCTCGGCTCGCTCTGACAGGCCCGGCATACGCTGCTCCCCGCGTAAAACGAGACGTGGTGTTTCTCCTCCCCGCATTGTGTGCACGTCTTACGGCTCATTCGTCCGCCTCGAAGCCGACCTCGACCCCCTCGTAGTATTCGCTCGGGTGCTGTGACACCCATAGCTGCGCCTGCGGATGTCCGAGACGCCGGAGCATCTGGATCGCCTGGTTGATGTTGCGGGTGTTCGTTGGGGTCGACTGCAGAGCCATCAGGCCGTCGAGGACGGCTTTCGGGACGCGCACGGCAGCGGTTGGCTTTGGTGCTGCTGTCGGCGCCTGCGCTCGCGGTTTGCGTTTCTTAGGCATGAGCGTGGTTCTCCTCTTGTGGTTTCCTATGGCTGCGGATGATGTCCGCAGCTTCTTTTTCCAGTTCGGGATCGGGTGTGACGGGTTTTGGTTTCTTCGACTGCATGTAGGCGTCGAGGTCGTAGACGCTATAACGGCGGCACCGGCCGAGCGGGATAGCCGCGGGGAATGCGGCGTCGCCCTTCCGCAACCGGTAAAACAGGGTGACGCCGATGTTCATGTACTTTGCCGCCTGGGCGGGGCCAAGGTAGGTTTCAGGCATTGCTATTCCTCGCAAAAGAAATGACGCCAACTCATGTTAAATACTTTGGCCAGTTTCCGGGCTGTCCGAAAGGTGATCGCCCGTTCCCCGCTCAGCAGTTTGCCGATGAGGCTCTGATGTAACCCCGCCCGTTTCGCAAGTTCTGTGTATGTCCAGCCCTTGTGGTTAATCATTCGTTCCAACACGGCCCGTTGTGGCGTCGTCTGTCGTTCCATCTGCATTGGCCTCTCCTTTTGGTGCACCGCCAGTGTATAGACAGGTGGCTTGTTTTGTCAAGAAAAATATATGGTCTGTGTATAATTCTGCAACCCCTTGACAGGACGTGCATTATCGGTGTACTATCCTATACGGATGGCGCAAAAGCAGTCTGCGCGATATATATGGAGGATTGACAAATGAGTAAAGGGGCCGGGGCAGATGATGGGGTATTAAGGGAACGGGCAAAACAGTGGCGTGATGAGCAGGGGTTGTCGCAGATGGATGTGAGTAATTTCCTTGGGTTAAGCATGAACACTTACGGGGCTTGGGAACGTGGTGGGACTAAGGATATGACGAGAAAAAACCTTGCGAAGCTGAAAGCGATGATCGAGGGTAAGCCACAAGTGCCAGAATCGGGTCTGCGGGAAGTGACGTGTGCCATTTGCTACGAGTTGACTGTTCTCAGTGTCCGGGGAAAAACGGCGAAGTTCTGTATCCATTGTGGGAAACAACTCAAATAAAGGAGAAAGCCATGAACAAGAGATTGCGGTACGCGGTAGTGCTGTTCGTTCTGGCGGTCCTGGCGGGCTGTCCAGATTCACCCAACTCCAACCCAAACGGAACGAACAGCCTGACGTTGCACAACAATTATGACCATGATATCTACTCTTTGTCGGTTACCCGCATCGGTCCAGTTGATCCAGTTCCCACAAAGGGTATGAACATCTTACCTGAGCCTTTACAACCCGGAGAAACGTTTTGTGTGGAGAATCTCGTGGATGGGAAATACGAGTTGGCAATCGGTTATTACTACCACTACTTCGGTGAAGAACTCCTTCGCCATGGGGGTTACGGTATGGTAATTCAGTCCTTGGAAGGTGGCTTGAACTACGACTGGTACTTTGACGACAAGAAAGCCGCTTCTGATGAGTGTCTTGAGTCGAACGGGCCAACGATGAAGGCCATCCTAAATGGGCTGCTGGGATTGTGAACAAAGTGACTACCCCGAGCCGGCAAAAGTGACTACCCCGATACCATTTTGGCGGTGTTTGGCGGTGTTCTGCGAAGAGCAGCGTTCCCGCGCAAGTCCAGTGATACCATGTAACTACATGATGTTGCTGGACTTGTGCATTTCTGTATTATATAACTGGCAGTCATGAGGGCGACGGTTCGATCCCGTTCATCTCCACCAATCGTAACCCTTGACAATCCCAACCATTTACGATACACTCCTCATGGTCGCATTAACAGAGCATTTTGAGAGGTGACTACTCAAAGTGACTACTCACGGAGGGAGGGACACCATGATTGACCAGATTGTCGAGATGATGCAGCGGGTTGAAAACGAGATGGAGGGGCAGTTGGAGCCGATGGTGCTGGTGATGGGGATAGGGGCGCATGATGCTTTGCGGGCCGAGTGTTCATCGCCCGAAGAATCGCCGCCGTGTGAAGTGTTGGAATTGCACACCCCGTTTATGGGCGTGCCGGTGCATGTCTATGACCTGCTCCAGGGGTTTGCGTATCTACCCAAGCGCGTCTGGGACGAGTTCCAGTGGCGGCCACAGTTCGAGTTTCCTGTGTTGGGACCGCAGCCCGTAAGGTTTTGTATGCACGATCCCGGCCATAAGATATCGCGGGTGGAGTGAAGCCATGAGCACGCTCTATCTGCGGGGCAAGACGTGGTATCTACGGTATCAGGACGGAGCCAAGACGGTCTGGACGAGCTTGCACACCAAAGATGCCGCTAAAGCGGAGGCAAGGCGGGCAAGGATCGAGGCGCTCCTGGTCGCGGGTCTGCCTGTCGAAGCCCCGCCGCCGGCTGTCTGCACCCTGGCGGATCTCGAGGACCGATACCGGGCGTGGGCTGACCTGCACCATCGCCAGAGCACGCGGGATTCGTACCTCTGGGCGTTGGGTAAACTCAAGGCCGCGTGTAACGGCGCCGCGCTGGCCGACGTCGGGATCGCTCACCTGGATGTGGTCAAGGCAAGGTTCAAATCGGCCGGCAGAGCGGCCAAGACCACCAACGTCTGCATCAAGAGCCTCAAGGCGCTCTTTGGTATCGCTGTCGAGCAGCACTGGATCCCCGGGCCCAACGCGTTCAGCGGCGCAAGGCTCATAGAGGAGCCTGCCCGGCACGTCAAATGGTTGGACAAGGCCCAGGTAGCCGCGGTGCTCGACGCGGCCAAGGCCCATAGTCAAGATATGCTTTTGTACTTTGCCTTGGGGATCCATGCCGGGTTGCGCAAAGCGGAGATCGTACAGGCCCGGTGGGAGTGGTTCGATTGGGAGCAAAAGCTGATCCACATGGTAGGCATCGACTCAGATGATGATGAGCCTACCGGGTGGGACCCCAAAGGCAAGCGGCCACGCACAATCCCATTCCCTGAACAACTACAAGCCATCCTGGGCGAGTTCAGGCAGGCCCAGGGCTTCATCATCGCCCCAAGTGCGGCCCCTGGGCGGGATCGCTACCGCTTTGACCCCAGGAAGTCTTTTGAGGCTGTCGCCGTGGCTGCTGCCGTCCCGTGGTGCACGCCCAAGACGCTCCGGCATACGTTCGCGTCTCAACTGGTGAGTGCTGGCGTCAGCCTGTTCAAGGTGTCTCAATGGCTTGGCCATGCCGATAGCAAGACCACGATGATCTACGCTCACCTGTCGCCCAGGGACGCGGACATAGATCGTCCCTACGCCTGAAAACAGCACGCCCCCGGCCAGACTGCAACCGGGGGCGAATGCTACGGACAAATTACGGCGTCGGTGGCGATATAACTACGGATGAGCGTGGCCTCGGTGTACCGGCCAGTCGCCTGGGCATGCTCGCATGCGCTTGTTGCGATGCCCTCTTTGTCACGAGATTGGACCGCTTCGACATAATTCTTCACGGCACGTGACATCTCCGCAGAGAGATGATCAATGCGCCGGTTCAACCATTCTAAATTTGCTTCTCGGTTTCTCATGGTCCTTCCTCCTTGTCGAGCGGGATCTGTTTCATGTGGGCTTTGACGTACTCCACCGCTTTCCGCAATCCCGCGGACATGTTGCCGTTGATCGCGCCGGGTTCCCGGCCAAGCTCGCTGAGGAACTTCGCCTCCTCCTGCGTCAAGTAGAAGTTCCGGCCCATCAGCTGCTTTTTCTTCGTGTTCACCATACTCCGATCCTTTCATCCACCAGTTTTAGAGCTGCACGCACTCGCGCATGCAGACTCCCGTTTTCGTCGTCTACCACATCTGGCCCGCATAACAACCGCTTGAGCCGTTTCTACCATTTCGGGTAATCGGCAATGTCGCCGGCGGCGACCAGGTGTCGCAATTGCGCGTGGTGGGCCCGGTCCCGAGCCGCTTCTATCGCCGCGTGGTTCATATTCAGGCTTTCTGCGCCGTGGCGCGTTGTTACCAAATACCTTTTAACGGCTTCCCATCCGGCCCGATTCCTTTCACACCGGGGAACCATTTCTTAAGAATTGGTTCTGGACAGGGTTCTAATTCTTCGTGTTTTTCCCCGCATTGTGTGCAATGCTTAATCATGTTCACGTCTCCCTTTGCGCTCTCCGGCGCGTTGTTTCCCGTGGCGCTCTATCCCTATCCCGCCGCCGGTCGCCCTATGCGTTTTCCCGTTCCACATAATCCTGTGAATCGAGCACCCTTAACCCCGTTGATAGCAAGACTATAGTAGCAATTGACCCCCTAAAAACGAGCACCCCACCGGTAATATCGCTGTGCTCCTTCTTCCATGCCGTTCTCCTCGCCCTCATAGGCTGTTAGCGTCCACGTCGATCCCCCGCCTGGGGCAGCGTGCGGGGCGGAATTAGTCCTGATTCTCCTGGTCGTACCGTTCGTCCGAGTATTCCTCGGTTTCCGGGGTTGTCGCCATTTCATGCTCAGTCGCATTTTCCCAGCGGGAGTTTAGCCTCCGTTCTTCGATTAGGCGTTTCTGTGCCGCGGTGTATTCCGGTTGACAATCCCCGCATAACTCGCACTGCCAAAATGGGGTGTGATCATCGGTCCCGGCAAACGGGTTTTCCATGTCGTCAGAGTGGTACATTGTGCCGGGGCATAATACGTTTGGGCATTTCCGCGTTTCCATATCGCTCCTTTCGTTTCCATGGTCCCTTACCTTACCCCGCTCGCGGTCGCCCCACCTGGGGCAACGTGCGCGGGGCGGAGATGAGATTATTTGATCTTTTCTACTTTGCCGCCAACTTGACGCGCCAAGGCGGCCGCTTTCTTTCGAGTAACGAATTTCCGAGCCCCAAAAGGAGCCGTGCAAAACCATAGTTTTGATTTTTTCCCATCCTTGTATATTCCGAACATAATCTCCCTCCCTTGCCCTCCCGGGCGTTAGCCGCCATAGGCGCGCCACATGCGCTGCTGGCGTTGTTCCCTCGTCAATGTGCGTCGTGCTACCCGTGCATGTATACCAAAACTTGCCAGTCGTTTGACACCTCCGTATAATGCTAGGTGTCTACATCCGGGTTTCCCAACCTCAAACCAGGTCTCGTCGCCGATAGTGCGTTGGATAGCATGTCCCTGCCACCAACGGTACATATCGGGCAAACAAAATTCGTCCAATTTGTCAACGTCATCGGGGTGTATCAGGACGACTAGCATTTCTCGCTCCTTTCGTTTCCCTAGTCTCTTACTCTTACCCCGCCCGCGGTCGCCCCGCCTGGGGTAGCGTGCGCGTGACGGGAATGGGGCTATTCGCCTATTCGTGCTAAGTTCGCCCGGTAGAGAGCCCCGAGCGCCGTTCGGCAGCGCACACACAGGAATTCATTCGGTGCGTTCAGGGGCACGCCGGGACGGGTAAACTGCCCGGTCAGAAGATCAACATTGATCACGTTTTTCGCATCGATCAGCCCACAGGCTGTCGTCGCCTGCGCATCGCGCTGTAGGTGGATCGTCAGATGGTGTTTCGCGCGCCGTTCCCGGACTGCGCACTGAAATTTTTCCTGCTGTTTTGTAATCATTTCCGTCCTCCTGCCCTCTCGGGCGGTTGTTCAGTACCCTAAAAATTTGCGATATGCCCCACGACCGCGCCGAGCAGCCTCAATTTCCGGCCCAACATCGTCGATCATGTGCTGGTCCTCGTAGTCCTCATTCTGATCCTCGCAATCCGGGTCCTCGTTTACTGCACGCGCCGGGCGGGGCGTGGCATGTTCGAGAAACGACGTGCCGCGAACGGCATCGAGTTCGATGCTATCGCCTACCCCAAGACCCCCGCAACCGCGCACCGTGCGCAAATGTTTGCACTCGCCCCGCGCGGGACAGGTGCACGTCCACCGCATTTGACCGACCGATTTATAGTGGTTCACTTGATATGTTTTGTTGCCGGACAGCACCACAAACCGACTGTTTGTAATTCGCGTGATTTTCATTCCGTCCTCCTTGCCCTCGCGGGCGTTGCCTTACCTCAACTTGATACACCTATTGTCTCATGCCCTTAAGCCCCTTGTCAAGCACTATTATCCCCAGTGTTTATCGGCTTATCTCACGATACCATGATACTATACCGTTACTGCGTTATGCCTGAACTCAGCCACCACCTATCTACCTTCCAACACCCGCGATATGGCACGATTTATGCTCTTTTTGCTATTACCTCCTTTGCTATTACCTGAATGCGTAGGTCTTAAGCGTTAAGAGGAGAGACTATTAGGGAAAACGGTCCAGAGTGGAACACCACAAAATAGGCAAAACAAGGGTAAAAATAGGTGGCTGGTGCTTGCTCGCAGGATTCCGGTCGATACGCATGTGGTCCAAGATGGAATGGTTTCGGGTGGGCCTGCACCCTCAGCCGGCAGCCGCTCACCCATCCTGAGCCATTGTGTGAGTCCGAGTCGAGCAGGTAGTCAGCCCATCAGGTAGTCAGTTTAGGGTAGTCACTGCCTGTGCTCGATGCACGCAAGTGCAATGGTGGCAGCACGATAGCATAGGTCGAGCGCTTAACCTAGTGTTAAGTGGGCGGTCCTGTCGAACGCTCTAACCTGTTGGCGCTCATGGGCTTAAGCCCACTCTGCCCTGTCGTTGGCGCCGCGCCTGCTGGTGGACGTCGGCTGGGTGGCAGGCTGGACGCTGCGCCTGAGCCTGTGGCCGGGGTGGGGGTGGGGTGGGGGGTGGGGGGAGGGGGGGACCGGCCCCCATCCCCGTGTACCATCCCCTGTATCCGGAATTTTTCTCAAATTTTTGGCTTGCCTTTGGGCGGTCGGTGGTGTACTATAGTGTCATGGTTGGTTACGTTAAGGAATTTGACCTTGTGATGGACGTGTTTGGTCAGCAGTTTAGATTTTACCCGCTGACCCATGTGGATATGGAGCGGTTGGACTCGTTTCGCCGGCAAGGGTTAGAAGAATTTAGGGCGTGGAAGAAACATCTGATGAAATGCCGTCGGGGGAAGATCACAAACTGGGTACGTGGCCCGTGGCCGGTGGCGGCGAAGAAGCGCGCACTTGAGGCGGAGGTAGCCCAATAAGGCGCGGCTCTTGCGTTTTTGGGAGGCAGACTTATAGACTGCGCGACGTTCGACTCGCCGCAACGCACCAAGGATTGACGCCCTGAGTCTACGGACTTGGGGCGTTTCTGTTTCCCCGCCCGCAGGACAAAAATCGTCAGTTTCGTTCCATAATGGTTCCATGTGGAACCCTGAAATCCTTGTTGTAAACCCCATCTAACTACCTGTAGCGTCAACCACTTAGCACACCCCCACATTTTGTATTGACAGAACTGTGAGTATTGGGGGATAATACGCAGTAGTGGGTGACATGACCCAAAGTGGGGATTTTTACACATGCAAGACGCGGATCTTCTTGAAGCGGTGAGGGTGCCGGGGGAGTTGCAGAAGCTTTCCGACCATCACAAAGCCGTCGCCTTTGGCATCGTCAACGGACTCACGAACCAAGAGATCGCGCTTGAAGCCGGAATCAGCGAGTCTTACGTGTCCAACTTAAAGCGCGACCCGCGGGTAATGGCCCATGTGGAGAAGCTGGAGACGGCGCGGGAAGAACAGCGGCGAATACGTCAGGCGCGGATAGAGGGGTTGGCGCACCGTGCCATCGACAAGGCGGAAGACCTGCTGGGATCCAAGAGCGAGAAAATCGTCGCCAAGGTTTACGCGGACGTGCTCGACCGGGGGGGACACCCAAAGACATCCCGGCAAGAGACTCAGGCCACGAAAGTCTACGTGGATGCGGCGAAGTTAGCGGAGATCGAAGAGATTGTCCGCAAGGCGGCGCTGGAAGGCCGGGAGATCATCGACGTCACGCACAGTGCGGAGAAACCCGCTGATGCGTAACTTACCATTTCTCACCCACACCTTCGCCAGGTGTTTGTGTGACCCAAGCGTGCTGGCAGGGTCTTCCGTCCTCCTTTGCCCTGCCAGCCGCCCTCTTTTTCAAAACGGAGAGATCCATGAGTCTTGACCCTGGAATCGCGGCAGCCGCAGTTGCGGGTTGCGGTGTGGTCATCGCCGCAATAGTGAAGTTCGGACCAAACAAAGGAAATGGCAGTAGTTCCAACTACGTCTCGAAAGAGATGTTTGAAGAACGGACGGGTTCGATTGCCCAGTCCTTGCAGCGGATAGAAACCAAACTCAATGCGCATTGCGCACGCGAAATGGAGACCTAAAACCATGAAGAACCCCAAGACCACCATCATCGGAATTCTGTTGATTGTCGGGACACTGTGCGGAGTCGGTGTCCAGTTGCTTCGCGGCGAAACCGTAGACCTCCAGGCGGTCATCGCCGCCGTCCTGACCGGTCTTGCAGGCGTTGGTCTTGTGACGGCCAAAGATGCACCCGCGAAATGTCTGTTGCCGATCTTGCTGATCCCGGCGTTACTGATGCCCGGCTGCATCACGATCCGGGCGATTGACGACACCGGCACGCAGAGCTTGACCACACGGGTGGACGTTGACGCGATTGTCGCTATAACCCAACTCGTGATAGCGAACACGCCCGCGGCACTCGAGTTGATTCCTCAGATTCAAGATGCCCTCGCAAAACCGGACAGCCCAAGCAAGACGGACCAATTGCTGGCGTTGCTCGAGCAAGCCCGCGTGCTGCTCGAAGTGTTCCGGACAAACCAATCAGCGGCCGTAATCGACGGTTCAGATTTTCTCGGAGGCGATATAACCGCCCCGGGGCCATTCCTGACCCTGAGACCTGACGGTTCAGTCCGATGAAACTCATCCTCGCCATTCTGATCCTGACCGTCCTGGCTGGCTGCACGACTACCCGCTGGAAGCACGTCGACGAACTCGGGGCGCTCACCCAGGGTCGGCAAAACACATTCTTCGCGAAGACGGACGCATCGGCAATTCAAGCCGCTTACAAAGGCGAAGGCGACAAGTGGGATCTCGAAATCGGTTCGATGGCCGACAACGCGGATTCGACGGATGCCCTGAAAGGTATCGAGTTTCTAACCGAACTGGTGCGCCTGTTGGCGCCCATCCTCGGCCAACCGGTGTCCGCAGACAGGGAACCCGAAGCGATAACCCCCGCGGTCGTTCCCCAGGTAGGTCCGTATTTCGTGACCCCTAAAGGATAACTGAACGATGGCCGGTTATGTCGACTGCCCATACACGCCGGATGAGTGGCGCGACATCCTGAAATCTACCCAGAGCCACTTGCTCCAAATGCAGTTGGCTGTGAGCGATGTTCGCAAAATGGAACGGCGGGCGACCGCGGCTACTCCCGGGTACGACATCTTCCCGATCGACGACGACGCCAACGCCGCCATGCAAACGGTGATGAACTCGAAGTGGGGGAACATCCTTGGGGACATCGGTTCTGCGGCATCACTGGCACTGTTCCGATACAAGTATCTCATCGCTGCGGGAAAACCGGCTGCATACCTCACCGCAACCATCTCTGACCATTCGGCCACCCAGTCGAAGATTGTGGCAAATGGCGGAGAACCGTTTCTTAAGTGCATCTCTGGTGGCGCAAACGCTGGCGACAAAGTAACAATCCGATGGACGACATCTGCTGGCGTCGTGCGAAGCCTCACCATTCAGTACGTGGACAGTGTGGCAACCGCCAACACCCTGCTCCTTCTCGGTCTCCTAAATGGGGAACGCCTGGACAACGGCGACTTTCACGACGGAGACGATTGGGTATTCGGTGCACCAAACTGGTCATGGGATGGGGCCGGGAAGGCTTACGCGAACGCAATAACCACGGAAGTCTTGTCTCAAACAGTTGGCAACGTCGTGGCTGGAATGACGTACCAACTGACGTACACGGTCTCAAGTTACTCCGCGGGCGATATTCGGGCAGAAATTTACGGAATCACGACGTTCACCGGCGAAACCCTATCTGCGAATGGATCTTCTACTCAAACGTTCCTTGCTGCCGCTGCTGGAGCCCCAACGCTCCAGTTCCATAGCCCATCACATTCATTTACCGGGAAGATCGATAACGTCTCCATCCGCGAAGTTATGCCGTCCGCCGACGATTCTGTTGAAGTCGAGTTGGAGGCGACCTACGTGGCATGAACACTCAAGCCTCCAATGAGACGCTTGCCCAGGTGCGCAAAGACACCGGGGCGTTTTCCCGGGCCGCGTTCCGCCACATCTTCTTTACGCCTATGAACGTATTTCATCGCCGGATCTGCGATGCCATCGACGCGGAAGACGCCTTTGGTCTTCCCCTCAACAAACAGGTGGTGTTCAACGGCCCGCGCGGCCTTGGTAAGACGAGTTTGGTTCTCTCATACGCGGGCAAGAAGATCGTCCATCGAAAAATAAAGTATCTCGCCTACATGACGGCCTCCGGCGAAAAGGCCATCGAAAAAACCGAGGGCCTGAAGAACGCAATGCTTCGTTCCGACTTCATCCGGGACAACTACGGCACGATCATCCCAGAGAAAGACGACACGGGTATCGACCTCCAGTTCAGCAAAGAAACATGGACGGTCAAGATGCCCGAGAACGATCCACTCGCCCGCAAAGACTATCACGGCACGAAAGTTCTTCCCCTTGGCGCAAACCAACTCATCGTTGGAAGCGTGGTGGAAGAAGCGCGGCCCGACCTGATATTGGGTGATGACTACGACGACCCCCGGTTCCTCAAGAATCCCGCGTTGCGCCAGGCGGCGAAAGAGGACTGGTTTCAGAACGTCATGCCGTCCATCTCGCGGTATGACCACAACCATCAGATCGTTTATTGGGGCACCCGCCACCATCCCGACTGCCTGCTTGCCACTCTGATGAAGTCCGACAGTTGGGTCAAAGTGGACCTCTCCGTCTGTGACAAGGATTTCAAGACGCTCTGCCCTGAGTACATGGATCAACCCACTCTCGATGATCTCATTCACCAACATCAAGAGATGGGCATGATGGACATCTTCTACCGGGAGTATATGAACCAAGACGGCGATGCCGAGTCGGCGCCGTTCAAGGAAGAATACTTCCACGCATACGACGAGACGACCACCGAATTCCGGGCGATGCACCTTGACACCATCATTCTCGTAGACCCGGCGAACACCACGAACCTCAAGTCTTGTAACAGCGCCATCATGGGTGTGGGGATCAACTGGCAAACGGGCGCCATCTTCGTCCGTGACTGGATCGAAGACAAACTCCATCCAGACGAGTTGCATCAAGCCATCATCGACATGGGCCGGGCCTTGAATGCTTGCGCGGTCGCCGTCGAGGACAACGGCCTTAAAGAACATCTGACGTTCCCGCTCGAAAACCGGATGGCGATGGAGGGATGGGGGAAACCCATCATCCGCCTTGTCCCGCGCAAAGCCCAACTCAACACGGCGCTCAGTGGCAAAGACGACCGTATCTGTTCGACCGTACCGCTTTACCGCAAGGGGATGATTTTCCATAACAGGGCAAACCACACACATCTTGAAATGCGACTCCTGAATTTCCGGCCGGGAGTGGGCGGGAGCGTCACGGGAGCGAAAGACCTCATCGACGTGGAAGGTTACATCCCGCAAGTCATGGCCGAGCGGGAGCGGTTCTTCTCCAGCCACCAGTACGCCAACCAAGTCGAACGGAAAGAAGCCAACCGGAAGTCCCTGGAAGAACTGAGGCGGAGGCCCAGCCCCGTAACGATCCGTCGCCGCGAGTCGACCAGACCCGCGTGGGCCAATTAGGGAGAGACGCGCATGGCTTTGAATTTTGCCCCGAGTGGAGGACAAGGACAAGACAACAGCGATCTCTACCCGGAGCACTACGACCATTACAAGACTCAGGGCATCTACCCGGTCAACGGCGATGGTGTGTTGCTCGACTTCGACCCGACACTCGACGGGGAAGACGTGCTCCACGGGAAGATTGCCAACATGGTGGTGAATTTCGCGCGTGAGTCCGGCACGAAGATGTCGGTGCGCCACCCGTCCTGGCGGAAAATCGACGAGACGCAGACGGCTTATATCTCCACTGACGAGAAGGAAGACGCGGAACAACACAAAGATTCCCGGAAACCCGTCCACATCGTAATGCCGATGTCCAAGGCGTGTCTGGAAACTCAGGTCACGTATGACTGCGCGGCGGCGCTGGAAGACCCCATCTTCGGGTACATAGGCACCGGACCCGAAGACAGGTTCGGCGCGATGATGTGCGAGATCGAGATCCAGCGACAGGCCGTTCTCAACAGGTTTGTCCTGAACCTGATGACATTTTTCCGCGATGCCCGGAAGTATGGGTTTGGCGTTGTTCATCCGCAATGGCGGCGGAAAATGGGCCAGGAGATCATCGACGTTCCCCGGCCAAAGTACCTGGGGATAATTCCATACGGGACACCGAGGCGTGTCGTCTCTGAACGTATCGTCACAGAAGGCAACCGGCTGTTCAATATCGACCCCTATAGATTCTGGCCCGATCCCAAGGTGTCCATCAGCGAAATTCAGGATGCGGAGTTCCTTTGTTGGGGCCGGAGTACAGACAGGAACGCCTTGTTGTCTATGGAACGCTCTGGCGGGTATGGGTACTTCAACTGCGAATACCTCCGAAAAGAGGGGACGATGCGCAGTGCGTTGATGGGCGAATACAGTTCCGGCCGGGACACTAAGAGTGGGTTTGATAATACTACCGGAACAACCGAGAGCAATCCCGTAGACGTGATCACGATGTTCGTGCGCCTGATCCCTTACGAGTTGAAACTCGGGTCGTCCAGATACCCGGAAGTGTGGTGTTTTGAAGTCGCCGGCGACAAGTTGGTCATCAAGGCCGAGCCGATGAATTTCCGCCACGGGATGTACCCGATCTCCGTGGCCGCGCCAACCTATGACGGGTACAGCATCACGCCTACCTCGGATCAAGAGACCATCTACGGGATGCAGATGATTCTCGACTTCCTGATCAACCAGTTCGTCCGCGACCAGAAGAAAACCGGCAACGACATGATCTTGGCTGATCCGTCACGGTGGATGCTTTCAACGCTTGAAGACCCGGAACCTGGCAGGGTTATTCTTCTCGATGAGCAGTACTGGGGTGTGCCGGGTGCCATAAAAGAGGGGCTTGAACAACTCAAGTTCAACAACACGTCCGGTAACAACATCCTTGCGGCGGGGTTCTTTGCCGACTACATGCAACGGGTGACGGGGGCGACAGATGCCGTCCAGGGCGTGACGCGCTCCAAGTCTGAGGCGATAACTAAAGCAGAGATCGACACCGCTAGACAATCATCGCTATCCCGGCTGCAAAAAGACGTGCGCGTCATGGACGTGATGGGCATGACGGATCTGGCGATCATGTTGGCCTCGAACACCCAAGATTTCATGTCGCTGGAACACTACGTCAAAGTCGTTGGCAGAAACGAAGAACAACTCATGCGCGAGTTCGGCATGTACATGCCGGAGTACCCGTATGTACTTCTGAACCGGGGCGTGCTTGACGTCAACCTCGACATCATGCCGCGCAGTGGGGCTATACCGGGTGGGGCCAACATCAGCGCCTTGCTCAACTGGTTCCAGATCATGATGGGGAATCCCATGACGGCCATGCAGATCGACCCTATGAAGTTCGGGCGTCGGTTTGCGCGTGAAGCGGGGATACAAGGGGGTATCGACGACATGCTCGTTCCGATGCCGGTGGTGCAGACCCAAATCCTTCCAGACGAACAGGTCGCTCAACAGGCGCAGGCGGGAAACCTCGTGCCGGTTGACGCAACGACGGGGGTGTTCTGACATGGCCTTCGAGCCTACTGCGACAAAACGTGAGTACGACGAGTTCTTCAAAGGGCGTGTCTGGGCCGACATGAAAGCCAAGTTTGAGGGCGATAAGCGCCGATTGCAGGACACGGATCTTGAGACGCTTGAAGGTGTCCCGCTCTACAGAACTCAGGGGACGGTTAGGGCACTCAAAAAGGGACTTCAGTTTGAGGCGTATGTGAAGACGGCATTTGCCGTTCAGGAGTCGATGGACAAGCGGAAAGCGGAGACAAAACCCAAGGAGACGTAGAGCAATGACGACACATGAGACAATCCCAAGTTTTACTGACGTAGAGACAATGAACGATGCGGAAATCGCGGCGGCGGAAGCGGGTATCGAGTTGCCAGCGGACGCGCCAGCGAGTACGCCAGCGCCCGTAGTGACTCCAGCGCCGGAAACGCCAGTAGTGCCCGCGCCCGAGACAACCGTACCAGAACCCGCAAAAGAGACTCCGGCCCCCACAACCACGGAAAGCCCGCCAGTGGATCAGCCGGTAACGCCTGACTCGCTCGAAGAGATCCGTGCGCAGTTGGCGCGGATGGAACACGACAGCGCCGTCTATCGGGAAGCCCTCGAACAGGTTCTCGCAGGGCAGGTGCCCACCTTGCAGCCGAAAACCCCCGAGAAGCCCGACGAGATCGTGTTTCCAACACTGGAGTTCACGCAAGAGGAGATCGCTGAGGCGCAGACCAGTGAAGCGGGCATGAGGGCATATAGCGCCAAACTTGCTCAACACAATCTGGACGTGGCCGCCGCAGTCGAACAGAAGATGTTGCGGAACATCCAGTCTGTGATTCCAAAGGTGATCACGGATGCGGTTCAAAACGAGATCACGCGCCGGGAAAACATCGCAAAAGGCAATGACTGGGAGACCCAGCATCCGGAGTTCGCTGGGGAGATTCCCCGCGTTACCCAGATAGCTGCCCGGGAACGGGCGGCACACCCGGACTGGTCTGTCGACAAACTTCTTCAAGAACTTGGCCCAATCGCATCCAAAGAATTACGAATCCCGCTCATCAAACGAAGTAGCACACCCGCCGAAACCCCGCCGTCGCCCGTAGCGATTCCGGGGGCACGTCCGCTTCCTGTGGCGACAAAGAAGTTGACAGGAGAGCAACAGGACGTGTTGTCGTTGCACGCGGTTCTTGGGTCGGACCAGGGCTAACCACAGCCAGAGCCTTTTCCAACCCGTAATTAACGCTGGCTGAAACGATAGGAGAAACGACACATGGACAACCAAGTAAAAGGCGCAGTCCTGAACGGCCAGCGACCCCCGCAATGGAAAAGCGTGATCGCTGCCACCGCTCTCTCGGCGTATGACACACGGGTCCACGTGGACACCGTGGGCGCAAGTTACGACATCACCCTTCCCGCGATGGGTGAAGCCGTCGAACGTGGTCTCTACATCATCAAACGCATCGCCGCAGCCGGCGGTGCGTTCGAGGCCACAGTCGTGAGCAAAGAATTCGATGGTGGCGGGGCGATGTTCACCAGTGACGGCCTGAGTGCCGCCGCCGACGTGTTGATGGTCATCACGGACGGCGAACGTTGGTACACACTGTTCGATGTGACCACATAACCCTGTCAACCAATGGAGGAGTATCTACCCATGAGACACAAAAAGTGGTACATCGGACTGGCGATTGGGCTGATTGCCTGCACGGCGGCCTATGCCATCAATTTGCAGGGCCAGTTGTATGCAGTCGGTATCGAATGGCTTGGTGACACGATCAAGTTCTTCAATCCCGTTGACCTTACCGACGGTTGGGCGATTGACGGCGTTACCGTTACGGCCAGCGCCGCCGAGATAAACGCATTTCCGGGCACCGGATTGAGTGCGGCAGAACTCGGCGTACTCGACGCAGTGACTCCGGGGACATCCGCCTCTAATAAAGCGGTTGTTCTTGGTGCAACCGGCAAGATCGACACTATTGACCTGACGGCCTGGAAAGTCGGTGGAACCGCAATTAGTTCGACGGCAATCGAACTCAACTACAACGATGTTACGACCCTCGGAACGTCTCAGGCCAGCAAAGCCGTTACCGCCGACGCATCCAACCAGGTTCTCGGTCTCGACTGTAAAACCAACTTCGCCATCGACAACACGAACGTAACCTCTACCGCCGCGGAGTTGAATTACTGTGATGTCACCACGCTTGGTGCAGCCGAGGCCGGGAAAGTTGTTACAACGACTACCCCCGGAAACGTGGTAACGGCTCTTGACATCACGACGTTGACCTTGAACGGCACCGCCGTGACGGCGACCCCTGCCGAGATCAACGCTGTTACCGGAAACGTGACGGCGGTTCAGGCTCAGGTCAACGCACTCAAGTTTGTCAGGACGTTCACCGAGACAGCGACAGCCGGAACCTACACCGCCACTGTCTCGGTTCCTGCCGGGTATACCGTCTTGAACATGGACTGGATCAATTCCGCAGTCTGGAACAACACGACCAGCGCGACCTTGAACGTTGGCGATAACGACGATCCCGATGGCTATTTCGACGCCGTGGACCTAAAAACCGCTCCAGCGGCGGCGGCTCGATTGTCGAGTCTACCGAATCTTCCGGGAGCCCCTTATGGCGATTATTGTGGCGCACCGAAAGCTTATTCCGGAGCTAAGACAATAACCGCAACCGTAGTCACAGTACATGCGGTAGGCGACACGGGCCGGTCAACATTCATCGTTGAGATGGTGAAGACCGCCAATGCCGTAGCCGCAGCGAGCAAGGCATAAACGACACAACTGAATCGAAGCCGGTGACCTCTGTGGAAGGAGAACGCCAGCTAAGACATGAGGAGAACTGACCATGACTACTGCTTATGGCATGATCGGAACGGGGGACATCCCCGCCGGTCATAAACCCCAATCGTACAAGGAAGGCATCTTGTACTGGGATTTCAAAGGCCGCGTCCCGTTCACGGCGATGACGGCCAAGATTCCCACCAAATCCGTCAATTCCGACAAGCACACGTGGATGGTGCAGGCGCCGCCGGTACAGTGCGGCGCGATCACCCACTGTCACAACGACCCGGCGCTGACCAGCGCCTACGTTGCCGCTGCCGGCGTGGATGGAACCATCGTATACGTCCAGTTGGCCGCAGCCCTCGCCGATGAATTCCTCGAAGGGCATACGGTCGAGATGAGCGTGGACAACTACCCGTTGTACGTGATACACGGCAAGGTCATCGCGCACCCGTACATTGCCGGAGCGAACAGTTACCTGACCGTGCGGTTGACGGAAGCGGACACGGCGGTTGGCGGCAAGACGCTGGCTAACTGCAACAACATCACCATGGTGTCATCGGCGTTCGCGCATGGCGACACCCGGCCCCGCGACGTGACCTACTACCCGGACGATCTCTACAACCGCGCACAGATCATCCGCACCGCGCTGGACTTGACCAACAACGCGCTCAAGGAGAAGACTCGCTACGGCACGCCCGAGTATGACCGTGTGAAAGGCCAGAAGTTGCAACTTCACACGCTGGCCCGCGAACGTTCCGCCTTTTGGGAGCGGAGATGGGAAGGCACAGGCAGGAACGGCCAGCCCGAATATCATCAAATGGGCATGGTCGATTTCATGAAACGGTGCATCGCGGCGGGTCAACTCGACTCGACGCGCATTGCGGATTTCCGCGTGGACTATGCGGGCAACACATGGCTTAGCAAAGGCCCGACGTGGCTCAACGGGAAGTTCGAGGAGTTGTTCCGCCAAGGCACCAGCAACGGCGAACGTCTGAGTTTCTGCGGGTCCGGCGCGGCGCAGGGCGTGACCGACCTCGGGGCCACCTACGGCAACATCGACATCACCCCCGAAAGCCATGTATACGGTCTCGATATCCGCACATGGCTGACGCCTCACGGCAAAGTCGGACTGACTCCGCACCCGCTGTTCAACAAACGCAGCGAGGATTGGCGTCATGCGTGGCTGTTCTTCAACCTCGGCAACGTCAAGTGGCGTCCCTTCTCCGACATGGACACCCACTTCCGTAAGTCGCCGCCTGCCAACCAGGAAGAGCAGGTATCCGGCGAAGACGGGATCCATGAGGAGTTCTACACGCAGGGCTCCTACGAATGGGGCTGTGCGCAGGACTTCATGCTCCTGTACGGCGTCGGGCTAAACGGTTAACCCATGAACCCGTGGGGGCGGGGTTTCGGCCCCGCTCCCACATAACCGAGAGAATCGGAAGATGACACTTGCACAGATTCGGGAGCACGTCGTAAAGCGAAGCGGGCGGTACGATCTGGTCGGTACGATTGGGGGAAACCCCGACTACACCACGGACAACGGTATCGACGCCTACATCAACGAAGGGATGCAGTACCTTTGCGACAGGCTCCCGGAACTCTGCGAAACCCGGTACGTGGACGGAACGCTATCGGCGGGCGCGTACCAGATTCAGGCGGATTACCTGCGGCAGCCGGAGATGTTGCGGATGTGGGACGCCTCGAAGTCGATTGTGAAACCCCTGATGAAGTCAGAAGCGTGGATGGTGGATTACTACGAGTTGACATTGGGAGACGCGGATCTTGAGCAAGGGACGCCGGCGCATTGGTGCGAAGTCTCCGAGACGCCGACAGGTTCGGCCTCGTCCGGCCTGGCCGCGCAGTTGGGGATCATGAATTTCATACTGTCCCGGATGGCGGGGATCGAAGACAACAGTGCGGCGTTCGCGTACGGCGCGGGCGGCGACGGCCTGGCTGTCAGTCAAACAACGCCCGCCTCCATGTGTATCGAGGTTGCCGAAGGCATCGCGTTCCTCGACACAACCCCATTAGCCTTGCAGGCAAAGTACACGTCTGGCGGTATGCCCGCACCGACAGTCCTTCCCCGCATCGACCGCGTGGTCATCACGAGCGCCAGCGCCATACAGATCGTCACGGGGACGGAAGCAGTTGCGCCCGTTGCGCCTGCCGTTCCTCCAGGCACCCTTCTCTTGGGAAAAATTCTTCATTCCGTAGGCGAAGGTAGTATCATAGATCTCGTCATTACTGACGAGAGGGTGTGGTGCAACAAGTAGGGAGAAAGTGTGATGAAGAAGAGTTTATTGGCGTTATGCCTGATTCTCGCTGCGGTCCTGTTTGTCGGGGCGCGTACCGAGTGGTTTGACACGCTCATCGTTTCCGGCGGATACGGTTCAACCGGGGCGACCATTACGGCGGGCGGGGCGATCTCGACGAACGGGGCTGTCGCTTCCGACAGCACCGTCACCGGAAGTCAACTCGTCTCGACCGTGACTACGGGCACGGCCCCGCTGACTGTAGCCAGTACCACGGCAGTGACGAACCTGCGGGCGGCAACGGCCTCGAATGCGTATCAATTACTTGGGCAGACATGGGCGATCCCAGGAACGATTGGCTCAGGGACCCCGAACACGATTGCCGGGACCACCGGGACGTTTTATGATGGTACTAATGGAACAGTGTACTATAAACGTATATCATATGCGTCGCCAAACGTAGCACAAGCGGTTTACGTGACAGATGGAGTGAATAAATGGTTAGTAGGACTCAGGGGAGATCTAGCACCTGGAACAGATGATCTTGGATTCTACAACAGCGCAATGTCGTGGGTTCCGACGCTGTTACTTCAACATGCCACTGGCAACGTCGGCATCGGGACGACGGTGTTTGATTATGTTGCGTTTCCGTGGACTACTGCTATTCATTGCAGTACAGTTATTAAGGGGAAGACATCTGGCATATCCGATGATTCTCCACTGACGTTGATAGACAGCAATTCTCAAGTGTCTGCAATATTCGCAAACAGTGGAAGACTCGACTTGATCAATTATGGTGGATTTGGCGGGACCATGGTTTTACAGAATCAGACTGACCCGGCTGTGAATGGTGAGCAGACAGGACATTATGCCTTTTCTGGACGAAATTCCGCCGGAAATATGAACACAACTGGAAGGATTTTCAATTTTATTTCAAACGTTACAGAGACCAGCATGAACAGCGAATTCCATTTTGATTTCATGGATCATCAGGATGCCAGTGGGAGCGACTACAAACAACCAAATAGCGGTGTTGTTCTCGGTTGGCAAGGTTTCGATCTTTCAGACTATCCGATCACCTCTGGCGGGATCGTTTGTGCTGGAGGGCTGGCGGCATCGAACAGCGCGGAGAAAGTCGTCAATGGTGATGGGAGCAGTTTAACGGGATGGACGGCACTAGACGGCGTAGCCTCTCTTAATGCAGGAAGTCTAAGAATAACGAAGTCCGCATCGTCATTTCCGGTGGCACGGATGTACCAACTTACAGCTCTTGTAGTAGGCAAACGCTATAAGTTTACTTATACATACGTGGGTAATGGCGGCGGGATGAATCATACCAATGTAACCATTGGCAGTATGCCGTGGCTTGATGAAGATTACAGCGCAACCTATATTAGTCCCGGCACAGTCACGGCCTATTTTACTGCTGTAACTACAACGTCATGTATAACTGTGGACGTGTGGATGGTAAATGGTGGTGATTCGGGGGGGTACACAGACTGGGACAATATCTCGCTGATTGAGATGGGCGACGGGGTGTTTGCAGGCAACGTCGTTGCCGGACTTGGCCTCCACGTCGGCGGCGTCAGCGATCCGGGTGACAACAACCTGCTGGTAGACGGCAATTCGGCTGCTGCGCAGTTTAGGCTCTCCGCACTCAACACCGCACCTGCAAATGCTGGTGACACTGGAACCTTGGGGGAAATTCGGATTGATGCCAGCTACATTTACGTTTGCATGGCGACAAACACGTGGAAACGGGCGGCCATAGGGACATGGTAAGGAGATTTACATGACCGGCACAATCGCATTTCTTCCCCCGGCTGACGGGACGTACACGTACCGCGTAAGCGGCACGTTCTACCCGGCAGATCTGAGTAGCGGGAATCCATCTAACTATATCACGTTGCAGAAACCGTGGCTGCTCATCAAAGCCACTCTCTACATGCTGGCGGCTGCGCTTGGCGCGGGCCAACAGGCCCAAGAGCGGTTGGCTGACATGGAACTGTTGTTCCGTGAAACCAGGCATGATTTCATCCAACAACGGCTCGGCGCAATGAAAGACGAGCATGGACAGATCACTATATGAAGAATCCAAGCAAGATGTCATTTCGCCGACCTCGAACGGTGGTTGACCCGCCAAAAGAGATCGAGATCTTTCTGGCCGCGCCGTCCCCCGTGTTTCTCAGGGCGATAGATCTGGCCCCCGGATCGCCGTACTCGATTCTATTTCCGCGAGATGGCGTTGTGGCCGACATCACCGTGCGCGCGCAAGGGCTTCCTGAAGGCGAGACTGCCAGCATCACTATCGTCCCGGAAGGCTCTACCGTGACAGGCACCCGTCTGGTTGTCGCCAACGAATCCGGCAGCATCGATTTTACCTTTGCGGTGAAGAAGGGCGCCTTGGTGTTTGTCGAACTGGACAAACCCGTTCCGGTACTTCACGTCTCGTTCATGTACTACCCCGGCGCATCTCCCGAACAGGTTGAAACTGCCAAAGAAAAGAAAGACAAGTGAACGTTCTTGAATACAAAGAGGGACTGACCAAAGGACTCGTCCATAGCGACGACAATCCCCGCAATACCCAGGGGTTCACCGTCCTGCAAGGGTGCAAGGCCAATCAGTACGGGTTTGTCGCATACGACACTATCGTGAACCCGCTGGCGACCTGGATGACGGCGGAAGGGATCACGCTGGCGTGGCCGTTCCCTCAGTTCTACCGGGGCAAACAACTTTCTCTGCTGATGACTGAAACGGCCGTCTACATCATCAACGAAACCGCGTGGACCGGCGCAGTCCCCGGTACCACGCTGAACCTGTTTGGCATGGATGAAACCTACACCATCGTTTCGGGCGGGGGCGCGTGGCACGTCATCGATCTCGGCAGTCCTGTCATTCTGGTCAATGCCACCAACGTGCTTTACGTGACTTCCACGAAACTATGGGGTAGCGCGGACGCCTACTTCCAGTGCGGCGCGGAACATCATGGCAGAGTCCTGGTCTCCGGGTTTGAGACGGACACATACGGTCGCGCTCAGTGGCAGGCCATCGGCCATCTTATGAACACCCTCGATACCACAATCACGCTGACGCTGCCAAAGACTGCCGTGTTCTGGTCCGCCTATGGCGGGATGGACATCTTGTTTCTGCTCATTCCATATCTTGCCATTTACGGGCCCTTGACCATAACCCAACTCGCTACTCAAACTCGGTTCCGGGTCTCGCCTACCGACTGGACGCTCTCAGACGCGGCCATGTGGGATGCTGTCGCGCTCGAGCTGGACTTCTCCGGAGCGGATACCGCGTCTCAGGCGCTTGCATCATCTGTTGCCGGGAAACGCTATTGCGTCGGTTATCTGGTCAAAAACTACGTCTCGGGCACGATCACGGCCTCTCTTGGCGGCACGGCGCTTACTCCGCGGTCGGCTGACGGCTACTACTTCGAGGAAGTCGATTGTCCCGTCTCCGGCGCGACCCTGCTATTCACCGGATCTGCCGGGGCGTCTCTCAGCCTCGACAACGTGCAGGTCTACGATGTTGACGTCAGCAAGTACGGACTGACGCGGCCGTTTTACCTTGAGCACCTACACCGGCGCGATATGGGGATCTTGCCGGTGCCGTGGCAAGGCACTCAACGAGTCATTAAATCCCTTGGCAACAACGCCCTCATCTACAGCGACAAGGGGGTTGGCGAACTGATCCCGTTTGATTCCGAATCCGGCCCGACGCTCGGGTTCAAGAAACTCTTGGACACCGGCATTCACGGCAGGGCCGCAGTGGCCGGTGATGACGGCGTTCATCTGATGGTGGATAAGACGGGGTGTGTCTGGCGGTTTAAGCCAGGGCAAAAACCAGAGAGGCTCGAATACGAATGGCTCTTTTCCAATCTCACGGATATTGTCGTTACGTTCGATTCCACCCGCGAAGAATTCTACGTCGGCGGCAAAATCGGCTCTACTCTCTATTCATACCTTTTCACAGCTTCTGGCGGTATGAGCAAGATCCCGCAATGCGTGACTTCACTCGAATGTGGTGGGGGCACCCTGGCCGGCGTTGTTTCATCTAACCTGTTCACCACGTTTCGGGCCGTCACGGACGTGTTCGACCTTGGCACGAGAGAGCCGAAGACAATCCGAGAAATCGAGTGGGGCGGATTCACGGGGTCATTGGCGACTACTGTGGCCCTTGACTTCAGAGAGAGCATTGCATCGGCAACGTGGCGGCGTTCGGCGGCACAGATTTTAGGCACAAACGGGAAAGTGTCTTGCGCCGTCACCAGCGTGGAGTTTCGCTTCGTGGCGGAAAACCCGACACTCACCAGTATCGAAGCGGATTACCTCAAATTGCATTGGACGCCGGATGGAAAACAGTCCATAAGGCAGATCCTTGGAGGGTGGCAATAGACATGGCAACGATAACGTATCACCCGATAGCCGAACCGTTCATAAAGGGACTCCGCGAAGACAAGCGTATGCCGCGCAATGCCCCTCGGCTCAGTACGTGTTTGAACGCAAAGCCGACAGAATTCGGCCTGTCCCGGCTTGAAACAATCACCTACCCTATCACCGACAGGACGCTCGGCGCTCCCGACAACCTGCTGGTCTGGCCGTATCCCCAAGTGTTCCGGGGAAAGACGCACACGCTCCTGTGCGCCCGGAACGCCGTCTACGAAGTTGCGGAAACTGGTTGGACCACTACAGTGCTGGCCCTCTATAACCTCGGCGATCCGCAGACCGAAACCCTCACCAACGGCACGTTCACCGGCAACGCGAATAACTGGACGCTCGGCGCGAATTGGGCTTATGCCTCCAACGCTGTCACCCACACGGCGGGCAGTACGGCGACCCTCAGCCAACTTTCCGCGTCTCAGGCCGTGGCGTTGCAGAACGCCCATCTCTACCGCGTGAAATACACCGTCTCGGCCATGACGGCGGGATCCGTCACGGCCAAGGTTGGCACCACGGGCACCGGCACGGCAGTCACTCAGGACGGAACCTACACCGAAGACCTCGTATGCAGCGGCTCGCTCGATTTCATCTTCACGCCAACCAACACGTTTGACGGCACCATTGACAACGTGTCGGTGAAAGAGATCAAGGTGGCGACAATCCCCAACGGTATCGGGCCCTGGCATTTTGCCGATTTCGAGGATACCTGGTTTATGACCAACGGCACCTGCATCGTGTGCCGCACCATGCTGTACAACCGCTGGACCACTTACGTGGTCGAGACAGAGGCGGGGGCATGGCCGTTCGTGCCGACAACGATGTGCAACTTCGACAACCGGCTCCTGATTGCTGGACTGCCCGCAGCGACCACCTACTTCTCCGACGCGGACTGGACGGAACTCTGGGCCACCTGGATCAAGCACTCGCCGCACGACATTATGACTAATCAGACAATGGCGATGGGGCCGAACATCGTCATGTACTCGGCATTGGGCGGGAAAGAGTACATGTGGCCGTTCTCTGTTGAACTTGCAATGCTGGGGTTGCCCGGGCAGACAGAAGTGGACCTGCTCAAATCCCACTACCTCGAAATGATCCGAAAAGGCGACATCGGATTTATCCCGATGCCGTGGCAGGGCGCAGTGAAGTGTCTGAAACGCATGGGTGACACCGTGATCGCTTATGGCGACAACGGCATCACGGCCATCGTTCCGCAGCAAAAAGACGGCATGGCGATCTACCGCACCGTGGACGTGGTCGATGTCGGGGTAGCCGGGCGCGGGGCCGTGGGCGGGGATCATCGGCAACATTGTTTTGTGGACAACACCGGGACCGTCTGGTACGTCAAAGCAGACCTTTCTGCGGAACGTCTCGGCTACAGCGAATTCACGGCTGCGATGACGGACGCCAACATTGTTGTGACATTCGACCCTGACCAGTGGGATTACTATATTTGCGACGGAACATACGGCTATATTCGGTCCAAGACCGGATTTGGCAGGATTAAATTGTTTCCAACGCACCTGTCGTATGTCTCCTCCGGTCTGATCTCTGCGTACTCGCCGGCAGCCGGGGCCGACCAGAACTTCGAGGTTGTGACCGACTCCATTGACCTTAACCGCCGCGGGTTGAAAACCGTAAAGTCCACTGAGGCGGCGGTAACGGATGTCACAAACCTGAAGAACTGTGTCGAGTACAAACACAGCGCAGGCACAACCTACACCCGTTCAATTGAAATTACGTGTTCACAGGAGGGGTTTGCGTTTCCTGTGGTTTCCGGCACCGACTTCCGGGTCCGGTACACCGGCACATGGGGCACGCTCGGTAAATTCGATTACTTCAACATTGGAGAATCTCTCGATGACAAACGAAACGCAGCCGGCGCCCTCGCCAAGTCTGGTTAAACCCGTGCTGGCGCTGGAACCACTCAGTTCTGAGCAGGTCAACGTCATATGGCCGCAACTGGAGCCGGCGATCAAAGCGTCTCTGCCGCCGACAGAAGTGTCGGACGACCCAGGGGCGATGAACAACGTGCTGGCGGCGGTGATGAAAGGCGAGTTGCAGGTCTGGATCGCTACAAAACGGGGTGAAGGTACTTGCTACGTTTACGGCGGCGTAGTAACCAAAATGACGTCCCCGGCAATCTCAGCAGTAAAGAGTCTATGGATTTACTCCTTGTTCATTAACGAACTCCCCCCGGCTCCGCTGGTGGGGACCATCATTGAAACTCTGCGCGAGTTCGCCCGACAGAACGGTTGCAAGACTATTTTCGCAATCACCAATAACCTGGTCATCGAGAAATTAGTAAAACATTTGGCTGGCACCACTGACTACCGGCTAGTCCGGTTGGAGGTATAGATATGGGCGGGGAAGCATGGGGTGGCACTACCGTTCCGACACAGACAGCGGCGGTCTATCAGGCAATCTCCGGCCTAAAGGATGCTACAACATGGGGCGATCCGTCATCTTATGCGATCTACAATTTCAGGGCAGCCCTTGAAGCGGCATGGGATCTCACTGGAAGCACGTCTCCCTACGCGCTTGCCGTACTTCACGATCCCAATCCGGAACTCGATGATGCGCTGTCCCGGCTGGAAGATGCCGACGTGCTTGTCCAGATGTTCGACCCCGAGACGGACTGGGAAGACCTGTTAGCCAAAGTCAAGGCACGGATCGACGCCGACCTGACTTGGGAAGGCGACATCGTCGCCGTGGTGGACGCTTTCGACACGGCCAACATACCCGCGTTACAACGGTCCAAGGCACGACAGCAAGCCCAACTTGGCGAGATGGGCGCGGCATACGGCACGGCATTCTTCCTTGCCGGGGCAACCCTGGAAAAAGCGCATAACGATAAGGTGGCTGAGTACCGCGCCCAGATGCTGCTCGAAGCCAAGAAACTCCGGGCGAGTATCGTCTTGCAGGCCATATCCCAATTGTTCGACGCGCTCCGGTACCGTATCGAGTCCAATCGGATCATGGCGCAAATGCGGCTCGACTTCGCAAAAGCCAATATCCTTGCCAACTCGGATCTGGTGGCAAACCAGATCAAGGTCGATGTGGAAGCCGAGAGGTGGAACCTGAACCTGCTGTCCGAAGTGAGGGCACACAATATTATGAGCGGCGCGCCAACCTTGCAACGCGGTCTTGAACCGTGGCAGGCAGGATTGTCGCTTATCCTGAACACCGCTGGCAGTGCGATGAACGTTCTCCCCGGCCTGTTCGGCAAATAGGAGATATGAAATGAATATGTCGATTTTCCCATCCCTCGGCCAGTTGTTCGGCAATCTCGGCCAGGGGTTTGCAGGTAACAACCCAGGGCTGCTCGGCATGAGCCAGAACACCGTCCAGACGGGGCAAGGTATCGCCGCGAACCTTGAGTACCAGCAAATGATGGAGGAGCAGGAGAAGAAAAAGAAGGCCGCAAAATTGGGTGGTCTTGGCGGTACGCTCGGCGGGCTGGCCGGCGCTCTGTTGGCGATCCCAACTGGCGGTTTGTCTCTTGCTGCAATTCCGGCAATGGCGGGTGCTGGTGCTCTTGGCGGTGCGCTCGGTGGCACCGCAGGCGAGTTGGCTGGAGGCGGTAAATTTGACCTTGGAAACACTTTGCGTTACGCCGGAATGGGCGGCATTGGCGGTGCGCTTGGCGGTCTTGGCGGCACGGCGCTTGGCGCTTTGGGTGCAGGGGGCGCGGCGGCTGGCGCTGGCGCCGGAGCCAATGTTATGAGTGTAGGTGCTGGCGCTGCCGCACCTGTATCTGCGATGGGAGCCGGACTTATCCCGTCAGCCGCAATGGCGCCACCTACCGCTGCACAGTTGGCGGCAAACGCTACTTCAGCCGCTGGCGGTGGCCTGCTCGGTTCCCTCTTTGGTGGTGCGGGCGGGGCCGGAATGTCTGACCTCTTGACCCTAATGATGATCCAACGGATGATGGGGGGAACCTGATCCATGCCTACCGCGACACTCGATGATTATCTTCTCCGGCTTCAGCCATACGCGCCGAAACCGCAGGCCCCGGTGCAATTGCCACAGGCGCAACAGATCAACCCGCTGCAACTCATGGTGGCCCAGCAACTCATGTCGGCGCTGCAACCGCAGCGGAGTGTGACACCGAAAGTCCCGAAGAACAGCATGTGGATCACACCACAGATGATCCAAGGCGCGGCGCAGACCAACGTTGCGGAACAACGACTCGGGCAAGAGGATCAGGCGATGGCCCAGAGCCAGATGGCCCAGATGCTGCAAAACCAGATGGCCCAAGAGCGGATGGGGTTGGAACGAGCGCAACTGCAAAACCAACTCAATCAGCCGGGAGCGGCGGAACAGGCCAAACTCCACATGGTCGGCCAGATACTCGCCAACGAAATGATGGTCAACCGGCAGGCGGCAATGCAGGATGAGATATTGAATCGGCAGATGGAGGCCGAAAAACAGAAACGCGAATTGCCCCTTACCGAACAAGAGAAGGCCAGTCTCGACTATATCAAAGCCTTGACGGGTCAGGTCGGTGCTCGCGGCGGCGGTGCGGCTGGCGGTTGGACAAAGTACGAGATCATCCAGGCTATAAATGCCGGGTTGATGACGCGAGAAGAGGGACAACGCCTTCTGGCCCAACAGGGACTTGCCGCTCCACCCGCAAGTCTTGGCGAAGAGATGCAGGGCTGGTTTGCCCCCAAGTCACCCAAAGAACGCACCGTTGAAGCAAATGCCACAATTGCTGAACAGAAGGCGAAAACGGCGACGCAACCCAAAAAGGCCGGGTATGAAGGGTTCAAAGACGAGGCGATTCAACGGGAGTGGCCCACTATGAAAAACGCCTACATCACGCCTCCAGAGGAGGGCACACCGGAGCGGGCCGTATACGACTCTCTTCGCGCCGAATTGCTCAAGAGGTTTGGAAATGCAGAAGCGGCTCCGACTGAAGCCAACAAGAAGAAACGTACCGCCGCAGAACTGTTTGCCCCGTGAGGTAGGGAATGCCGCAAACCATCACGTTCAGCAAGAAAGACGGGGGCGAACTTGACCTCGATTTCCCCGACAATTTCTCTGACGACCAGATAAAGTTCTCCATCCAGTCCCGCCGTGACCGGCTTGCCGAATGGGGTGTTGACATCGGCAACATCCCCAAACCCGAACAGACTGGGATGTTGCGCCAATTGCCCGGGTCAATGGCTGCGGCAGTCTACAACGACATCCCGCAGGCACTCGCGCAAGTGGGGACCGCAGTCAAAGAACATCTCCTTGGCGCACCATCGCCGCCGCTGGCTGACACCCAGGGCAATCTCATCCCGGGCACTGAAACATATCCGGGCGGGCAACTCGGCCAAGCGGCCAAGGCCGGGTTACAAGGGTCGGTGTTGGGAATCGCTGCAACCCAGAAAGTCCCCGACTTTCAGCCCATAGGCGCGGGCGAACGGATCACGCAACTGCTGACTGGATTGGCTGCCGATTTACCCCCTATGGTTGCCGGTGGGGCGTTAGGTGCGGCGCTTGGCGGAGGTCCGGCTGGCGCGGGCGCGGGTATGTTCGCTTTGCCGGCCATTCTCAAAGATGCCATGATACAAGACATCCAGCGTGGCGGCGATCAGCGCATACAAACACAACAGGCGCTTGAACTCGCTCCACCTAGTAGTTTGAACCCGAACGCCCGAGATAAAAGGGAAGATAATACATTAAAAGGATCTGGCTACTTCGGTCCTCTCAAATGGTTGGGGGATCGCGAAGGTGTTGCTAGCGAAATCAGCATCGGCTCTGGAGACGTTCTTGAAGGTAAAGACGTACTGATTCCCTCGATAGTGCCGACGCTTACCACTGAAGAACTCAAGTGGCTATTGACGGGCGGAAAAATTACAGAACGTAGTCCAATGACAGAGCGCATCTGGGCCAAGGGCGTTGCCCATGCCAAGGAACGACTTGCTCAGGGCCGTAGCGTGTGGATAGAAGAAGGTGAGAAACCAACACCTCTTCCACGTGAAGGAAAGGGGCGTGGTGGCCCGCCACAGGGTCTCGTAGAATCGGCGGGCGGGCTGGCGGAAGCCCTCTATGCCGGTGTCAAACCTGCCACACTCGGGGCGCTACTCGGCGCGACTGGAAAGGCCCTCGAACCCGTAGCGCAGACATTGGCCCCGGCATCGAAGACGGCGCAAGCCCTCATAAAAGGTGCCGCCGAAGTCCCGCTCTTCGCAGCGGCTTCGTCGGTGCCGGAAGGGCGGTTGCCGGGAGTGGCAGATTTTGAAGACGCGGCCGCTATGGTCGCCGCGTTTGGCGTATCCCGCGCCATAGCCGATGGCCTTGTTGCCAGGAAGGCCGCGGAAGGCAAAACGGCAACACAGGCCGTCGAAGAAATCAGGAAGGAGATCGGCGCTCCCGGCGCGGACGTGTCCGGTCTGCCCGGAGTGACTCAAGGGAAACCGGAGACCACCCCGGTCACACCGCCTATAGTCGCAACGGACAACATTTACATCCGGATGCCGATTGAACGGGTCAGACAAGACGCCAAACACGGGGTTCTGGCGGCGCAGGAAGCTCTTGCCGCGCGGGAAGCCGTCCCACCAGTGCTCGAGGGAACGCCTAGGATGCCCCAGGAGACCCCCGCGGTTCCAGCGGGTAAACCCCCGACCAGACCCGAGATCGTTCAGCCCGGGCCAACGGCGCCAGCGCCTGCCCCGGTAGCGCAGGTCAAAGAACCCCAGAGTAACCTTGAGCTTGGCCAATACAACGAGATAGCCCGGGAGTGGGGCAGACCCGAGATCGACGCGAATGAATGGGCAATGGGCGACAAGGTAAGACCTGCGATCATGAGTGAGATGCAAAGACGGTCAATGCCGACTCAACCCCAACCAACGGAGGTATCCCCCAATGCCGTGCAAAGGAAAGGGCAAGAAGAAGCCCCGCAAGTAGCGCCAGAGACTCTCACGGCCCCCCGGAAGGAGCCGACCACCCCAGCGGTGCCGGAGACTCCGCTTGCTCCGGCACCGCCCCAAACTACTCCGGCCCGAATAGGCCCAAAGACCCCACCCGGTCTTATTTCGAGCATGAGTGATTTGTCAGCGCCGCTTCCCGCCGTAACACCCAAAACTGTCGGGGCCACGACCCGTGAGGCGGTACTCGATGACACCAACCAGGCCGTCAAACAGTTTCGAGAGAGGGTGCGCGAAGGCGGCATCAGGCCCTTGCGCGGCCCCATGACCACGGAAGACTTTGGCGGTGCGTTCCCGCCCGGTTTGTTCAGGCGTGACGCCAAGACCACATGGGATCAGTGGGGGCAAGAAGCGGTCGAGATGGGGTTGCTCGACCCGGACCATACAACGAACGAGTTCCGCGACCTGCTCGTCGGCAAGAACAAAAATGTGCGGCGGTATGGGGAAGAACGGGAAGGCGCGGCGCGGAAACGGTATGGTGACGAGTACGTTGACGCGCAGATAGAAACGCCCGCCCAGGTACCTGAGACGGTCGAAACCCCCGAACGCTGGGGCCCACCGGGTCTATCCAGAGAGGCAGAGGGCATTGTCGGCGTCTACGGGAGTGAAGTCCAGGCCATCTCCGCTCTTGAATCACAACGCAAGGTTTTGGAGAGTGAACAGAGTTCGACCAAAACGGTTGACAAATTGCTGGTTGAACTGCGCGGAGAAACGCCGGGACAGGAGGAATTGTTTGGCGAAACCGCAATCGAAGCAAGGCCCAGAGCTGATCTGCCAGGGCAACGTAGGTTTGTTGGTAAGCCGCTCGGGATTGTGCCACCTGGAGCCACGGCGATACCCGACGCCATACGCGATGCCACTGATGGGATGGTGCGGCTGGTAGCCCCCACTCTGCGGCGCGGCGGCAAAGAAACCGGCGCCATTACGAGCGAGGAAGTCTCGAAAGCGGCCCGCGCAATGGACGCTTTCCATGAGGCAATGAAACCCGCGGACACCACGTTTCAGCGGGCGGCTCCGCAAGACAATATCGACTTCATGCAGCGGATGGATACGGGCCAGGCCCAATCAAACCCGCAACTCCAGGCGACTGCCGATTCGATACGAAGTCTCTTTGAAGCCAAGGTCAAGGCCGTTCAGGCGCTCGGTACGGGCAAACTCGAAGAGGTACGCGACAGTTATTTCCCGCACATCTGGAAAGAAAAAGGCGCGACAGCCCAGCAGGCGATGGGGCGCCGTCCGTGGGAGGGCGGCAAGTCTTTCCTGAGACAGCGCGTCTACGATGACGTTCAGGCCGGTTTGGATGCTGGGTACACGCCAGTCTCGACCAACCCGCTCGATCTGGTGGCAATCAAGATGTCCGAGATGGACAAGTACCTCATTGCCCACCAAACGATCAACGCCCTCAAGGGCAGCGGCCAGATCGAGTTTGTGCGCCTCGGGAAGAAGGCCCCTGACGGGTTCACGAAGATCAACGACCGATACAGTACGGTCTACGCGCCAAAAGCCGAAGGCGGCGCCGGACCCCAGCTTGTCGGCCACTATTACGCAGCAGACGCGGCCGCACAGGTGATCAATAACTACCTATCCCAAAGCCTCTACAACAACAAATATTTTGGCTCTCCGTTCCGAACCTACATGGGAGCGGCCAATTCCCTTAACCAGTTCCAGCTCGGGATGTTTTCCATGTTTCACGGCGGGTTCGTCACAATGGAATCTGTGATTTCCGAAGGCGCATTGGGAATAAGGCAACTCTCGCAGGGCCGATTGGTGCCAGCCATGCGGTCCTTTGTAAAAGCGCCGGTTGCACCTATACTCAATTTCCGACAAGGCGACAGACTGATTAAAGAATGGCTAAAGCCAGGGTCGCAAGGTGGCGACATGGCGGGGATTATCGACGCCCTCATGGCAAGCGGGGGAAAACTTCATCCGTGGGGCCGGTATACGATGGAAACAGGCCACACCCGGCAAATGGTCCAAGACTGGAAAGCGGGCGGGTTGACCAAGAAGGGCGCCGCCGTATTGCGATCTCCGTTGGTGCTTGCCGAACAATCAGCACGCCCAATCATGGAAGTGCTGGTCCCGCGTATTAAATTCGGCGTCTTTGGTGAAATGATGAATGACTGGATGGCGCAGAATCCAGGAGCGGGCCATGAGGAAATGCGGGCCTCAGCACGTGAGATATGGAATCGCGTAGACTCTCGGTTGGGTCAGGTCAATTACGACCGCATTTTTATGAACAACGCCGCTAAGAACGTTGTACAGGCCCTTGTCCGTGCGCCGGGGTGGACTGGCGGCACGATCCTAGAGGTCGGAGGTGGCGGTATTGACCTGGCTAAAGTGGCCGCCGATCTTGTGAGGTTCCGCAAGCCGGAGATTACGAATCGGGCAGCTTACACCATCTCGCTCTTATTGACGACCGCCCTAGTCAATGGGGCATTGACAACGGCCTTCACCGGAGAAACACCCACGGATAGAGATTTCTGGGCCTTCCGCACTGGCCGCAAGGACGAGTATGGCAAAGACGAACGGATGATGTTGCCAACCTACGCAAAGGACTTGTTCGCTTATTGGCGGTCCCCACTGGGTACCCTGGGCCATAAGGCAAACCCCCTCATTTCAGCGGGCATCGACGTTGTGAAGAATCAGGATTATTATGGCAACCAGATCCGCGATGAGTTCGCGCCGATCATGACACAACTTGCGCAGGTTGCCGGGTTTGTGGCAAAACAATATATCCCGTTTTGGGTTCGCGGGGCACAAAGGAATGTCGGAGCCGGCGAGGGCATCGGCGGTGTGATACCCCCTTTGGTCGGCATCATGCCGGCGTCAAAAGTATTGACGCAGACTAAAGCAGAAGCGTTGCTTGACGAGATGAGGATGGGCGACCGGCCAGTTGGCGGGTATTCGACAGAAGACACGAAAAGATACCAGACGATTGCCGCGCTCAGGAGAGGACATGTGCGTGGTAACATTACATCCATACGACAGGCCGTGGAGACCGCAGAAAAGGCGGGGGTAACCCTAAACAGGGCGAATCTGGAATCTATATTCTCGTCTGGTAAAAAGGGGACGAACGCGGACATTGAACGGGCTGGAGATCGGATCAGGGAGAGGACCGTTCCCGAGATGATGCAGGTTTGGGAAGCGATGATGCCAGAGGAGAAAGAAGTGTATCGTATTCCGATATTGCAAAAAATAAAACGGTCAGAAACCATTTCCGAAGAAGACCGTAAAAAGGCATGGACTCTTGTTGAAAGGAAAAGCCCCTGAGCGGTGTGGCTCAAGGGCCTGGGCGCGGGCGCAGGTCAGGCGGTAGGGTCAATGTAGGTTTGGATTGCGAACCACGGGCATTCCATCCTGTATGTAGGTCACACAGCGGGCATTGCAAATTCGTTGTGCCTCCAAGGGGAGTTTCTCGAACGCAAACCCCGGAGCCTCGGGATCTATGTCCATAAGAACGAGCATTACGTCTCGCATGGGCGCGGCCTTCTCGATGTTCTTTATGAACTTATTTCTCGTCTTGTCTGTTGCCTTGAACGGGCCGTGGTAGGCCATAGGATCCCAGTTGTCGAGTGGTTTGGTTTTGTCCCTCATTTCAGGACCGCCTCGATCTCCGCGATCAACGCGGCCAGTTTGCAGTTCTCATTATGCCCGATGATTTGGGCGCACACTGGGCACCGCGAGCCCCGGCCATGCCTACTGAACGTCTCCAAGAACGGCAAGGCGCGGGCAAGAAGGGGTTTGCGATCTACAGTGATGACGGTTGCTTCCAGTGGCGCGTTGTTCACTATCAGGGGCGCGGGCGATGGATCAACCGAGACAACCGGCTCATCCTCCATATCGTCGCCAATTCGAACGCCGTGGTCGTCAAGGTCTTCTGTACGCGTGACCCCTTCGGCCGGTTCCTCCGGTTCCTGCAGGAACTCCTCCGGATCTTCCATCGAGACCCGCTTCACGATTCGGTTCTTGCTCATTTGTCACTGTCCTTCCTCTGCTGCGCCAGCAGTCTTTCGATAAATTCAAGGTTGATTACCGCCATGTGCGCGTACCCAACGATCTCGAGCACATTGTAAATCAGCAACACCCCGAATACCACGATGAACAATCGCGTGCTGAATGTTGCGGCTTCCTGTACGGCATTCGCGGCGTCCATATGGCCGGCACCGTATCCAACGATGAAGCCAACAATGCCCGCGAACATAGCGCCAAAGATGGCCTGCCTGGTTAACCTCATTTCTTCTTATTCTCCTTCCTCTTGATGGTCTGTTTCAGGTTCTCCCGGTCCACATCAAACGTCTTGAATGTCTTGAACCCGCCATACCGCTTCAGTATTTTCAACGCCTCCACGTCGTCTTTCGGGACCTTCCGGCACCGTTTCGCCATCTTCTTTGCCACGTTGAACAGGACGCGGCTCAGGAGCCTGCCCCGGCTACTGATTATGCCGGGGTCTACGCCCTGCTCGACGTGGTACTGCACGATGACGGCCCAATCGCGGGCGCTGATGATGAAGTCAGTCCGTAACCGCACGGGTGTAGTTCTCCAGTAAGAGACTTTCTTCTATGGCATAGGCGTCCGTATGGGTCGTTTCTTTGACTTCGTACATGCCAATGGCAGAAAGTCTCACGTAGATCGTTTCTGGTTTGCGAACCCACTTCTGCCATTTCACCGATCCCGGCAACGGCGGTTGCTGTCCAGGTTGTAACCACGTCTTAATTCCCCATGCTGATCTCTGATCAATGTTGTTCCATCCGTTTATCAGATCCCACCGCCGTCCGTGCGTCGTCAAGATGGAATTGATATCCAATTCTGTCTCGCCCATGTATGGTTCGAAGGTGTGATCTCCGCCCGCGATGGTGTATGCTAGGATGCGTTCCTCTTTCGCAAGACCAACTATTTTCATACATTCGCCTTGGGGATGTATGGCGAACCAAACACACTCGTTCTTATAGCTAAATGTTGTCTTCATGCTCATCCTTTCTCTGTAACCGCATCTGCGGGTTCCTTCTCGAACCATTCACACCCGTTTCCCATTACCCGTAAAATAACGGCATGTAGAAGCGTGTCAGAGCAGGTGAACCGCATGGCGTGTCCGCATACGCATCGCTTCTTGCAGTCACAGCAGGATTCGGGGCCGAGGGCGTCAAGTGCGTTCATTAGAGCAGACACCCGCCGTAGCAGTTCTTGTCCGGGATATATGACCGCCGTGTCATCGTGCCTTACGATTATCCACTGGCCGTCCTCAGTCAATACCTCCGTCATGGCCGCATCATCAATCCACGAACTGAACCGTTTCCAGCAGACAGTATCAGAGCGACAGGGCCCGTCCTCCGGGCGCGGCCACCAGCGGTAAAACAGGATCTTCTTGTCCTTAAGGTTCATTCGGGTGTCTCCTCGTCCTCGTCTTCGACCGGCGATGCCGCCCATTTGTCGCAGGGTCCGCCGTCCGCGGCCCGGGTTTCGCAGGACACGTAATCGGCGCACGCGGCGCAGTTCTGTTCTGTCTCGGGCAACGGTTCTTCCTCGTCGAGGTCCGGGCGTCCCTCCTCGTCCAGCGGCAATTCTGCCTGCTTTTCCTTGTCACAGAGCGGGCGGGTCTCGATGACTTCGCCGGAGTCTTCCCGCATCGTCCGCATTACTCCGACATCGTAGTCCAGCACTTCGTAGACCCGCACGTCTTCGATGATGGTGTCGTTCACGATCTGCTTGGCGAGTTCCTGGATTCGCGTCTTCCCGCCGGTGATGGCTTCGGAAAGCTCTTTAACCGTGGCCTTCTTGTCATCTTCCAGCGCCTTGACTGAACGTTCGAGCTTGGCGATTTCTTGCGCCGCCGCGATCTGCTTTGCGGGGTCGCCGCTAAGGGGCACGGGGATTTTTTTGACGTACGACTTGCCAGCTCTGACGTGGCCGAGCTTCACTTCGGACAGTTCCAGCACGGGGGTTTCTTCCACTGGTTGTTCCAGCGGGGTTTCCACTGCCACTTCTGGCGTAGCCACTTCTGGCGGCGCTTCCACTACTGCGGGTTTCCTACTCATCGGTCGGTGTCTCCTCTCTGTTATTGAATTCTGAACGTTTCGTGCCAGTCGGCGCCGTCGAACTTGAGGTGGACGTCTGTGTCTACTGGAGGCCGCATTGAACCTTCCCAATTTATCGCCGGCGGCTGTTGCGTAATAAATAGGGTGCCCCTGGTGGTGAGGTTGGTCTCTTGCTTGGCCTCCAGTTGCTCCACTCGGACCTGAAGGGCGTCGATCTGGTCTGTGGTGTCATCCCGCCAGAACTTCGCGGCCTTCATCCAGAAATCAGACTCCTCTTTCCAGAACTTGGCCAGTTCATGGTCTGAACTGGGCGTGCTACAGGCGAGCATCACCAAGAGTAGGCCCGCCAAAATCAACACAGGGATTAACACGGGGGTTTTCATTCGGTCTGTTCTCCTTCCGGCTCGCCACGCAATGCCGGTTTGTAGAGTTCGTCTGTCCACTGGCAAGTGATTTGGTGAATCTGCTCAGCCGCCACCCAGATTATCCGTTTCATCACGGGGCTGATTCGTTTCCCTTCTGTTTGGTGTAGTATCTCCAAGAGTATCTCCGCGCAGGCTTGGATTCGGTCAAGTTGTTTCCTGGGGTTCATCTTTCTTTTCCTCCTCTCGTTCTGGCATTGCCCGCAGCCAATCGTAGGCCGCAACAAGTTCTTCCGGCGTCATGTCCGATTGCGGTTTCTTCCACTGCGTGAGCCACGCTCGAGTTGTAACGCCCTTGTGCTTCCGAAAGTCGGTGACCTCGGCGCCCAGATACTGTACCTGGGTCGCGGTGTCGGCCGGGGGTGTTGGTTTCGTTTCCGGCTTCGGCGTCGGGGTGGCCAACTTCATTCCTATTGCCAACGCATTCAACGAAGCCGCTTCTGCTTCTTCGGGCGTCAGGTTCTTCACTCTCTGATCGACGGCTGGCGTCAGGTCTGCCGGCGTGATGGTGCCGGTTTCCACATCGGGTCGTTTGAAGAACACGTCGTCAACGCTCTGGTGCCCATCCTTGATCGCGTTGGCGATCCCGCGCAACTGGATCAGGTGCTCTTTTGTGATTTCGCCTTCGTCCAAAATGTTCAGGTAGGCGAACAGGACGGCCATCGAGACGCCCAACTTCTCGAAGTATTTGACCAGCACGTCGCGTTTTTTCTTCATTTCCTCCGCGTTGTTGCCGACCGCCGATTGCATGGCCCGTTCCCGGAGACGGTTCAGGTAGACGCGCGGGATGATCTTGCTGACGGCATCGCGCTCCGCAATGGCCTGTGCAGAGAGCATGGCCTTCACGACGTTTGGCTCGGTATACCGCTGACCGCTCTTTTTGAGGATGCTGCGGGTCTTGACCGTCGTGTAATAGGCGTTGGTTTCGAGGTCGTAGCAGTATCCCTGGGCGGTAACGGTCTTGTCGCCGTAGTCGAGGGGGCGCGAACCGTACCGCACGTTGCCCCACTGGCTTGCCGCCATTTCAGCCAACCGTATTGAATGGCCCACTGCCGGTTTGCCGTCTTCGTCTTTATAGAAGTCGAGGCAGTAGAAGCACTGCTCGGCCAGTTCGGGATCGAAGTCGATCATGGCTTCCATCGCCTTGACCGCTTTTGGAATGTTCCTCGGGTACTTCTTGGCGGTTGCGATGTGCATATCGATTTCAGCCCGGTCAATCGCCACCAACGCCCCGCCGTCCATTACCTGCACTGCTGTCGATTCCTCATTCGGTCCCATGCTCTTGTCCCTTCTCCGCTCTCGCGGTTTTATCTTCCCTAATCAGCGCGTTCCAGCACGGCGTACAGAGGCCGATGCCCTCGTTGTCCGTGTGTGTGGCCTCTCGTTTACATCCGGCCTCGCACGGTTCCAGGTCGATGTCAGCGGCGATGCAGTCTGGTACGCGATACCAGATCCCGCATCGCGCCTTCAGAACGCGGGGAGAGTGGGGAAACAGCGCACAATATTCAACCACACCCTGAATGCACCGCCCGCACGTCCACTTGTTGCAGGGGAGTTCGTACTGAACCTGTATGATTCTCCTCACGTTCGTCCTCCTTTGGTTTGCCTTGGGCTATGCCAAGAGCTCGTCGAGAATGCGGGTTGCCACTTCAAGACTTTGTTGGGCCTCACCCTGGTGCGTGATGATCTCGCAATAGAGCCCGCCGATAAACTCGTTTCGGCCCTGTTCTCCGCACACCACCTGCGCCATTGGCGCGGCTGGCGGAGTGCCTTGCACTACATCCTTGTAGGCACAGAGTTTGCGGCGGAGTTCAGCCGCCAACCCAACGATTGTTAATGTTCGATCCCGGATCTCCACAAGCAAATGCGGTTGATACTCTTGCAACCGTACATTCCCTCCAATTGCCTGTGCTAGTACTTTTCCAGATAATCCGTTCATGTTGTCATCCTTTCGCGCCCCCGGCGTCCGTAGGGGCATTTGTCCTCAGTTGCTCCAATTCGATTTCTCTCTTACGGCGAAAGCGATCCTTTCGGTGAATCGTCGTGTGACATGATCGACACACGATCTTAAGGTTGTCACGGTCGTTATTTCTTGGATTGCAGTCAATATGATGAATGGCTAGATCCGCCGGGGTCCCGCATATTTCGCAGACAGTGAGCACAGGAACGACAAGCCTGTATCCCCGTCTCGCCTTTACTCCTAAATATGCGTGGTTGCGCTCACCGCATGGTGGATTCTTTGCCCCGAGTAGTCCTTTTTCTCTGGCAATACGATACCGGTCTTTGAGTTCGCGCACTGGGTGACTGGCCGCTTTCAGTGCGTCTCGCACGGTGGATTTGCCGCGACCTATGGTGGCGGCAATTTCTCTGTAGGACATCCCGCTCTTGTACATGGAAACAACTTCGTCTATGTTTGTCAGCCTCGGTCGGCCCATAGTCAGCCCTTTCTTTCGCGTCCGCGTCTGCCATACGCACAGATGCTCGCAAAGTAGCCACAAAATTTCTCGCTGCACGGCCAACTGTCCCGCTGGCATGGTAAAAACACTCCCTTCTCTTGGGCATCGTGCATTGCCGCGAGTCGATTCAAAAAGTCTTGGTGGTCGAACGCATTTCGTATTGTGGGTTTCGGCACGAAATATCTCTTGGTCTTGGTCTGCACAAGCGCGTCCATCTGCAACATGCAATCGTGGTGGTCTAGGACCGACAGGGCCAGATGATATCCCGTCAACTGGATTGATCCGTGGACTTGGTTATCTGACGGCCGCTTGCCGGTGAACTTGGTGTCCCTGATGCGCCACCCCGCCGATTCGTCTTCGCAAATGTCGATCTTCCCCATAAGGTCTACGCCCAACGGCGTATGCAACCGCCAGTCGCGCTCGATGCCCTTGAACTTCCCATCCGCAGTCAGATCCGAGATTGGCCTGATTTCAGGCGCCACGATGTTGTGGTGAACCTTGGATAAATTAACCGCTTTGTCTACCGCAGCGCCCTTTGAGGTGATGGCGCTCTCCTTGTCCTCGTCGCTGAATTGCGGCGGCTCGTTGGCCCACTCTTCGTTGACCGCGTCACGGGCTATGTCTGCTACATCCGATTCGCCCAATAGCACGCCTGTCTCAATTTTGTGCGTCAGGTTTTTCTCTATAGCCCTGTGTCCGCCTTTCCCCATAATTAGAAATGCAGACGGCGCGACCGGCCCTACCTTTTTTTTGAGATACCATTGCATCGCGCACTTCCAGAACATCGACATCTGGCTGACGCTGTAGTGCGGGTTCATGCCTTTTTCGCCTTCCCATTTACTTCTCTCAGATATGGGTTTTCCGTGATCCCATATATTTGTTTAACCGTTAACCCGCCACGTTTGGCCTGTCGCCTCACGCGTGCGGCCGATTTGGTAAAGTCCAAGACCCTGGATAGAACTAGAGCGGCCACCATTGCACCCCGTTTTGTATTTACTGGGCCGCCCACCCGAAGGCCACTCTGAAGATGTGTGAGGGCCCACTGTTTTTTATTTGTCCATTCGCGTGAAACGCCAACGCCGATTTGCATACACACGATACCCTCTATGGGACGGATGGGCCAGTCGAGACCAATTGCACCTTTTCTGCTAATGACCCCTTTTACCCATGCCAGTTTATTCGCGTCACGGATCAACCGTTGTTTTCTGGTTAAACTCATGCCTGCTCCTTTCCCAATCCGTGTCGGAACACCCATGGGTTACTTGCAAACGGGTAGCCACGTGCGGCGTTGAGGAAGTCCCACAGGCACATAAATGTCGTCTTGAAAATCCCGTATGGAAGTGGTACACCACCTATTTGTTGATGTTCCACATAATCGTACCATTCCCCTTCTGCTATCCCCTCCGCTATCGCATCTTCCTCAGTGATGTCCTGTAGCCACTCCGCCCGCGTGTTCGTGATCGGCACAAACAGCCGAGCGGTTTCGCGGATACCGCCGTAGGGCAGACAGTGGCCGACAACGGGTTTCCATTTGCAACGCTCCGGGTATTCAATCCAATCGCTTTCGACACCATCCGCTTCGTAGCGGACGCGGATAAGGTGATGCTTAAATTCGATCACCCGTTGGCGCTCCCGCACGTAACAGAGGTCGCCGGGTTGCAGCCGGGCATATTTAACCCATTCCGATTGCGGGATCACCATCATACCCCGGCGCGGGGCCCATAGCCATTCGCCGTCAACTAATAGAGGTTGCGGTACCATGACGCGGCGGGTACACCACTTGAGGCCCGCCAGACGCGCCCGCACCATGGGACTGCACATCAGCAGCGGTTTCATGCTTTCTCCTTCGCCGCATCTAGTGTATATTCACCCCCAAGATTGTCGCGGAAAGTAATTGGTTTGACACTATCATTAGGTAGTGGTCGCCGTTCTACGCGAACTTCGCCGTTCGGCAGGATCTCAATGCTTGTCTCATCATCTTTGCCAAGAATCGCTTCAAGCTCCTCAATTGTTGGACGGCGATCTGTGTTGCCGTCTGATTCTTCTTGTGCCCCTTCCTGTTCTTCCTTCGCCGTCGCCAACGCCTCCTTCAGCCGGTCCACTTCCAGTCCCAGTGCCGTGGTGTCTTCCTTGAGGCGGTCGTTGTCGGCACTCAAACTCGCAATGGTATCTTTCAATTCCTGCTCAGGTGTTATCACTTCCATCTCCTTTCTCGCCGTCCGCCCTGGCGGCATCGGCTGCGACTGCTTTGATGCAACCAATTACTAAGCTGCGC